TCAAGCCCTCAACACCGTTACATTCTCCGATTTTCGGGTGAGTTTCGGGTGAAGGGCCGATCCGGCCGCTTTCATCAAATCCCCAACCACATCGTTGATGCCGTCGCGAACCGTCGCCAGGTACTCCGGATCGAAGCGCGCATAGCGGCTCGAAGTCTTGCCGAGCACGCGGTGCCCAAGCGCCATTTCCAGCTGGATCAGATCGACGCCGCGATTCGCGAGGATGGTCGCCATCGAGTGCCGAATCAGCTTCGGTCCCCAGCCATCTGGAATTCGAAGTTGCTCGCGTGCAGATCCCCAAGCACTGCGAATCGACCGCACCCCATGCTGCGTGACCACGTCGATTTGCTGTTTCGCATCGAAACTCGTCCGCTCGCTGCAAACGAACCATTCGTCAGTCTGCTGAAGCCATGAGTGCAACAGGTCGACGATGGGCACGACCGGGCGCACCTTCTTTGTCTGGATCCGCCCGGCCGGGTTGAGCGCGAACCGGCGCTCATTCTGCATCCACTGCTCGCGGTTGATCAGCACGTTCATATCGAAAATGGCGTCCGGGCGCGCGAGAGTGCAAATACCGGCGATCAGATACCTGCGCAGCGGCAGAAGCCTGTCGCCATGCCCTGCGTAGTTCCCAGCGCCATTTAGGCTGAAGTCCAACAGCTCGCCGATCGCGTCGACCGATAGGCGGTAATCTCGCTCGGGGGTTACCTGATCCCGCGTCTTGTGCTGGAGCGGGGGCACGTATCTGGTGCGCCGGTTCCGGAAGGCATGGTTGAGCGCCGCCTTCAGGGTGATGACGCTCTCCTCGACGGTGGAGGCCGAGCGCTTGCGCGACTTGCCAGCCACCCAGTTGCCGGCAGCGTCTTTCTTTCGCGCGACAATGGGATCTGCCACGCCCCATGCCCGAAACCGGGTGAGCATGGCATCATCGATTTGAGCGGGCATCAATGGAACGGGCATGCGCCCGGCGGCCTGCTCGATCTCGCGGAAGCGGTTGAACAGCTTCAGCTGCGCGCGCTTCGCGTCCTTGCTGGCGATGTTCTGGGCATGCTCGATCCAGTAGTCCGCCATGGCGTCCGCGACCCCATAGGTGTCGAGATCATCGTCGGTAGACCGGTGGGTAGCTAGATAATGCTCATCAAGCTTGTCGCAGGCTACCCGAACATCCGATGTGCTCGTGCTTCTCCGCTTTTGGCGCCCTGCCCCGGTGTCGTACCACCAGATGTACCATCGATCGCTCTTGGGCGCGCCGGCTGCTCCCCTTTCGAGGTCGAGCCAGAAAGGCCCTCGTTGGTAGACACCACCCTTAACTGCCGACACTTGGCGCGCTCCTCCAGAGATTTCGATTTTGCGGCCGAAACGTCGGCCAGCGTTCCCAATTCTGCCAGAAGGCTAAGTTCCTCGGCAGTCAAATTGATGCCCCTCTGGTTGAAGCTGGCCCGCGATAGTTTGCGGTCGAGCTTCACCAGCGATTCGCATCGCTCGTCAGTCACGTTCAGGCTCATAGGTAGTCCTCCGGGCGTTCCAGCCTCTTCCGGCAGGGCGCGATCCAGCGCAGTTTCGTGTCGGCGGCCCGGTCTGCCCAAACCAACCAGGCGTAAGCGGTCGCGGTCGAGCCTTCGGGCGCGAGCCTGCCCTTGTGCATCACGACCCGCTCGGTGAACTGCAGGACGTGGCTGGGCGGGTTCTTGGCGAACAGGCGCTCGAAACGGCCCTGCCCTTCAAGGAAGGCGGCGCGCACGATCACCGCCACGCAGTCACTCGTTGCGAGCGCCCGTTCGATGAACTGCTCGGCAAGCCGGAAAGGCGGGTTCGTGATCGTCCAGTCTACAGGGGTTGGTAGAGGGCCAAAGAGGTAGTCCTCCACTGCGAAGCCGGCGCCATAATCGTGAACGTCGGCGGCAAAAACGGTCGCGAAGTACTCGGACAGCGGCTTGACCATGTGCCCGCGGTTAGCCGCGGGTTCACGGCAACTGTCATAGCGGAGGTCTTCGCGAATGTTCGCCTTGATCCACTCGCACAACGCGCGCGTCGCCCAGGGCGGTGTTGGGAAGTCATCGAGCGCGTCCTTTGCTTCACGCCGCTGCTGCATGACTGCGCTGCTGGTGTTCTGGGTCACTGCTTCGTCCCCATTTGTTCGTGCATCCGCTGGGCCTGTTTGGCCGCATCATCGACGCTGTTCGCTTCGAGAGTGATGACAAAGCCCCCAAGTTCGGTCGCTACCTCTTCAGCGCTCTTGCCGGTCCGCAGCATTGCTTCGAGCTGGGCAGCCAAGTCGGTGAGGCTCGCATCACCGATGCGTTCGATGCGGGTCATGCTGCTGCTCCGAAAAGGTCCAACTGATCCGGCTCAGATGCCGAGTAGAGCGCCGAGAGAAAGGAAGGCATGAGCAGCCACCAACGGGTCCACGCCATTTCCTGTCGCTCGAAGCCGCTCAATCCGGTGGGCCATCGCATCAACGCCTCGACGAAGATGGGATTCAGCTTCCTCTTCACTGAGGGCTGGTTGGAGTTCGGAGAATCGGTCGAGGATGTCGATCCACCGGCTATCGGTCGGTCCAGGGATGACGGCAGGCGGAAGAACTGCTCGGCCTGATACGAGAGGATGTCCTCCCTTGACTTGCCGTCCGAGCGCGTGATGCTGCCCTCGCTGCTGCCCTCGCTGCTGCCCTTGTGGTTCTGTGCTGCTGGTGCTGCCCAGCGCTTCGAGGCGTCCGTCGCCTGACCCGTCAGGAGCAATTCGTGCGATCGATCCCCGCCGCGCGTCATCCGCGACCCGTCCGTCACCGCAACCGAAGGTGCTTCCCACTGTGCCGCCTGCCCCGGTAACGGCACGTCGCCCTTGCTGCCCCGCATGTTCGGCCCGGCCTTTTCCGGATCCGACGCCTTCGGGCTCGACCAGCGCGAGATCAACTCTTCCGCCTGCAGCATTGCCTTCCGCGAGAAGTCGGAATTCCCCGCCGCATTGTATGCATCCGTCCCCGCCGCACCCGCCATGGGGCCGGGCCACATCTCGGCCGCACCTTCCAGCGTCGGATAGACGTTCCCGTTCCGATCCCGCTCCCATCCCCCACTCACCGTCTTGGCGGACGGCCATGATGAACAGTCGCTCACGTCGCATGGTGTTGTAAGTTCCGGCCGAGCTGAATATTCCTGCCGCAACGCGGTAGCCCAGCCCTTCCAGTGACGGAGCGATGGCCGCAAGCTGTCCGTCCGCGTTCCCCGGGACGTTCTCGCGGAAGATAGAATCAGGCCGGCACTCTTCGGCAAGGCGGGTGACTTCGGAGGCAAGGAAGCGCTCGCCATCGGCCCCGGCGCGCTTTCCTGCGACTGAGTTGTCTTGGCAGGGGTCACCCGAAGCGAGGATATGAACGTGGCCACGCCACGGTCGAGCGTCGAAGGTTCGCATGTCAGACCAGACAGGAGCCGGATGAAACCACCCTGCTTCCATCGACGCGACCAGACTTGCGGCAGCTGCGGCTTCCCCCTCCAGGTAACATATACCGCGCCCATCCTCTCCCCGATGGCGGAGGGCGAGCAGAATTCCGAGTTCAAGGCCGCCAACTCCGGCGCAGCAGGAGAGGATATTCCGGGTACGAACAGCCATGTCACGCCATCGCCTCCCGCACAGCATCGCGAGCCCTGATGTTCTCGCAGATGTGATTGTACTTCTCGGGGGTGATGAGGCCGGAGCGCTGAAGCTGGGCGGCGGCGGTGAGGTCGTCGGGTTGAACCGGCGCGCGGACTGTCCAGTGCGCAATAGCATCCTGCCGCGCCTCTTCGCGGTCGCGCTGGTTGACCATGACTTCCGCCATGCAGCCCGCGCAATGCACGATGGACTGGTATATCCCGGAATGCGGAAAGAACCGTGTGTGGGTCGATGGCGTGCCGTTGCAGAATGGGCAGCGCGGAAGCGTCCCTTCGAGCACCAAGCGGATATCGGTCGCATCAGGCTTCAGGCTGATGGGTGCGGGACGGGTGGCTGCGATCTGATCTACCGAAAGGCCGGTCTTTTCCTCAGCCATTGGCGTACTCCTTCACGATCTCGATGGATTCCACTACGGCGGTGGCCTTGATGCCCATGTCCTCGGTGGGGCCGTACCCCTCGATGAAGACCGGCCAGCCCGTGATGAGCCCGCGCGCTTCCAACTGGGCGATGTGCTTCGCATGCTCATCGATGTCGTCGAACCGATAGAAATGCTTCCGAAACTCAGCGAGGAAAGCCTCGTCGAACTTCGTCTCATCCAGCTCCACGGTGACAACCTGGGTCACCTCTACGGTGAAGGTCTTCATGCGGAGTCTCCGGGGATATTCTGGGCGAATGCCTGCGGCACCGCGCTCTCGTGAACCGAGCCGGTTCCCGTCTCGGCCCTGCGGGCTTCGATCGCTTTCGCGGCGCCAGATTTGCGCTGGCGGTTCTCTGCGCGCAGGGCAGTTGCACGGGCACGCATGGCGGCGCAGGCGTCGGCGCGGCGCTGTTTGGAGGCTTTGGTCTCAAGCGCCTCCGCAATGTCCTGCCGACATTCCGCGCAGGTCCCGCGATCAGACCCCCGCTCTTCGCAGTCGTCCTGCCCCCAGGTTTTGCGCCGGTCGATGCAGGCTTTGCGGCCTTCCCGCCATTGTTGGTCCTCCGTGCCCCTCCATTCGTAGGTGCAGGTTTCACGTTCGAGGCGGAAGTATTCGGCATCCTTACGAAGCCAGCGGATGTCCCTCGGCAGGCTCATGCTTCACCTCGGGCTTTGGCGATGGCGGCGTCACAGGCGGCGCGCGCCTCTTGCAGCGGAACCGCGTCTTCCCGCTCACCGTCCCAGTCGATGTAATGCTGGTGGAGGGCGGCGCGGGCAGTCTCCAACGCGCTCAGCAAGCATGGTGCCGCGGCGATCAGGCGGGCGTCGGCGCAATCGATCCCGCGAACGTCCATGCGATAGACGCTGGTGTTCTTGCGCGCGGCCTCGACGCCGACGACATCGCGGTCGCCGACCTCGAACTGCAGAAGCTCGCTAGCGTCGACCATGCCGCGCCCGCCAGGCTGAAACTCCGGCTGCCCGCCGGAGAAGCCCCACCGCTTGAAGCCCATGACGTAGCGGCGGCCGCTATGCTTGGTGGCGAGATAGAGGCTGTGGCTGTTGGCGTTGCCGAACCAGCCCCAAGGCCCCGGCGTATGCTCAGTGCGGGTGTCAGGCATTGGATGCGTCCTTCGGATATCCGTCGTGCTGAACGCCATCGAGGAAGCGGCCTGCCTGCTTCTTGCCGATGCGGGCGCTAAAACCCCGAGCATCTGGCCACTCCAGCCACTTGCCTGACTGTTCGCCCATCGTCCGCGAGTTGATGTGGCCATCAGCGTCCCGCTCGCCGAAGGGGAACCACTCGCCCCACTGCTTGAACAGGAACGGGACGCCCGCAGCTGCACACTGGTCGCGCAGCGAACGCGCCCAGTCCGGGTGCATAGGCCGGGCGTTGGGACCGCTCTCGCCGCCAGCGATGACCCAATCCAGCGTTCGCACGTCGCACGTGACGGATGTCGGTTCGCCGTCATCGGAATAAGGGCCATGATCCGTCACGATCTGCACAGCGCGATTCCAGGGGCACTGCTCTCCGCGCGGGACGCGATCACTGGCGCAACGGTTGCCGTACCCTTCGCCGTCGTCGCATCCCTGACAGGTCAGGTCCGGGTTCAGCCATGGCTCGATGCTCACATCGGAGAGCAGAGGTTCCATGGACAGGAAGCGGAAACGCGGCCCGTTGGTCTGGAGCAGCTTCGGAATGTCGCGGTCAGCTTCGAGCTGGTTGACGATCGTCGCGCCCAGCCAGACATTGCTCGGAAGCCCGCCAGCGGCATCGGCCATCTTCGCGACGTTGCCGATGCGCTTCGTCACCAGCAGCCAGTCGAGGCGCGGCGTCTCGCGGATCAACTGGAACAGTTCGGCGCGCCACTCGGCCGGAACCTCGTTGTCGAACACGTCCGCCAGCGAGGCGCAGAACACGCGGTAGCGAACGCCAGCAGCCTCCGCCTTCCGGTTCCACGCGCGCGGCTGCTTCCACGTCGATGCAGCGGTGTGGCGGCGCGGCTTGCCCGGTCCCCATTCAACGCCAAGGCGGGCATTGGACAGGTCGGCTGCATAGCAGTTGTCACAGCCGGGCCCGACCTTGGTGCAGCCGATCCACGGATTGAAGGTGTGGTGCGTCCACTCGATTGCGCTGTTCTCAGCCATTGTCCTTCCCCTCCTCGATCTGAGAGGGGGCGGAGGGGAGAGGCATCCAGTGGGTCAGCCAGTTCTCAATCCAACGTTCGCCGTCCGTCTGGAACCAGAAGCCGTTGCGCCAAGTCACAGGGCCTACACTTTCGGGCTGGCCCGCTCGGCAGCCGATGATCCAGGTGCCGAAAGGCGCGTCCTTCGGCGCGGTCTCGATAGGCTGCCAGCCAGGTTGGGTCGCAGCCATGTGGCGATCCCACTCTTCGCGGTCGTCATGAGCTTCCGGCGCGATAGCCCAAGCCCGGTCAAGATCCCCGTCGCTGATCGTGAAGGCGGCCTTCTTCCCGTTCTGCATGTAGGCGTCGGACCAAGCCGCGAAATAGCCGACATCGAAGAAGAACTGAGCGGTGGTGCGGTCATCGCCCGCAGCGATATCTGAGGTGGTGCTCATGCAGCCTTCCTTTCGATGGGATCGGTGAACTCGATGCCGTGCTCGGCAGCGAAGCAGTGGATGGCCTCGATCAAATCCGAGAACTCGGCCTTGTTGAGGCGGCTCGACTTGAAGCCGAGAGGGATCACGCCGCGCCCGTCCAGGGTGGGCTCGAACTCGCACGTGAAGCCGGCGGCGTTCATGAAGAGCGCCTTCCAGACCTCGGTAGTGAGGACGCGGCCATCGGGCTTGGCCCGCGCGATATCGGACAGCATTGCGTGCATCTTCGCGTTCTGATCGAGGCTGCGAGCCTCGGCGCGGATGTTCACCACTGCCCGATCCGGCGCGAGATCGATCAGACGATGCGCACGACGGCGTACTTCTGCATTCGCGAGAATGAGGGTCTGGCCATTAGCCATTGCAGTGCTCCCTTGCGGTTCTGCCGTGCTTGAAATTAGGATTGTTGGCGCCGAAGCGATTGGGGTTCCGGCCCTTCGCCACCATGTCCTGCATGTTGTCAGCGTTGGTGCCTGCGAACAGATGGTCGGGACGGACGCACACCGGGTTGTCGCAGTGATGGCACGCCATCATGTCGCCTGGGTCACGGCCATCGAGTTGCATGGCGATCCGGTGCGCGCGATAAGTCTTTCCGGCGTACGAGAAGATGCCATATCCATCGCGATCGATGGCGCCGATCCATTCCCAGCAGCCGTCGCCCTTTGAAAACCAGCGCAGAAAATCCTGCTCAAACGGCAGACGGGTATCGACCTTCCGACGTGCATCGAAGGCCCCGAAGCACTCGCGCGAGCAGAACTTCGCCTTTTGCCAGTAGGCACGGGTGTTCCGCTTATCGCGATAGAACGGGTTGCCGCAGTTCTCGCACCGCTTCGAACACGACATGTCCTTGAATGCCATGGAGACAGGCTTAGCCATTGCGATGCTCCCGGATTTCCCGGCGGCGCGGCGAGGCGTCGCACAAGCTGTCGATGAGCTTTTCCACGGGCTGGCCCGACGCGGCCTCATAGGCGCGCCAGAATGAGCGCTCGCCGATCGCGTGCTGCTGGGCATGGTGGCCCATGAAGTCGAGATCGGCCCCGCACAACGGAACTGCGCGATGGTCGTCCGGCTTCTGGCCCATTCCCGCCCCGCTACCGATGCGGACGTGAGCCGCTTCGGTCGGCGCGCGCTGGCAACCGGGCCAAGCGCAATGGAACGACCGGACGAACTTCAGGTGAGCCTGAGATTTCCAGCGGCCTTCGCGGCGCTCCTTCTTGGGCGCGGGCTCTTTGAACTTGCGAGGTGGGAGTGCCATGGCTCAGGCCTCCGCGATTTCAGCGGCGGTTGCTCGGCGGAAGCCTTTGCAATCGAACCGCATGTCATCGTCGGTCATCCAGCCATCACCCTTGCGGTAATCGCCGGTCACGCCTTCCACGATCCACCAGCCTTCACCGGGGCAATCGATCAGATCCTGCACCGTATAGTCGAGGAATCCCCCGTAGCTGCTCTCGTAGCTTGCAGCACCGGAGACACCCCCGACACCGCCGATAACCGTGCAGGTCTCGATGGTGTGGAAAGGCCAATGCGGAAGGGTCTGATCCGCATTGTCGTGAGCAAGCACCTCGATGAGAACGTCTTCGGGTGAATCGAAGTCGAACTTCTCGGGCTCGTCATCGCGCCCCGGCGCGGCAATCAGCTCGGCGCCGAGCATCACCAGATGCTCCGGTCGGTCATGAACGGGATATCGTCGTCGAGGTCATCCCCGAAGCCGCCGTCATTGTGCCAGTTGTCGGCCGCCGACCCACGGCTGCCATCGCCGCCGTCCTGCCACCCACCGCGACCGGAGTTGTAGACCTCCTTGTCGCCCGACTGCTTGCCCCAGCTGCCACCGGTGCGCTGGCCGCCACGGTCATTGCCGTCACGCTGGCCATTGCCGCGCGACTGGCGCTGTCCGCCCTGCCCGTCCCCGCCGCTGTTTGCGCCGTCGAGCATCGTCAGCACGCCACCAACGCCGCCCACCGAAACCTCCGTGGTGTAGCGGTCGTTGCCGTTCTGGTCCTGCCACTTGCGAGTGCGCAGCTGGCCCTCGACGTAGATTTTGGAGCCCTTGCGCAGGAAGCGCTCGACCACGCCGACGAGACCTTCGCTCTGGACGGTGACCGAATGCCACTCGGTACGCTCCTTGCGCTCACCGGTGGCGCGGTCCTTCCAGCTTTCCGAGGTCGCCATGCGCAGGGTTGCGATGCGGCCGCCGTTCTGGAAGCTCTTCACCTCGGGATCGGCACCGAGGTTGCCGACGAGGATGACCTTGTTGACAGAGCCGGCCATTACGCAACCCTCCGCTCTTCCTCGACCGTGAAGCCGGGGATGGTGCGGATACCGGCGCGCACGTCTTCGTCGGCCAGCTGCTGAAGGAAGGCCTTCATGCGCTCGGGCTGGCGCTGGGCGTAGTGGACCAGAGCCTTGCCGCCCTGCCCTTCGACCGGGATGGCCTTCCAGTAAGACCGCATGCCGACCGCGCGGTTATCGCCGACTGCCTGCACCTTTTCGCGCTCGACCGAGCGGAGCGTACGCGCGGCCTGATCGGCGGCGTCCATCAGTTCGGCGGCCTCATCGATCGCGCCAAGGTCAGCCGAACCGGCTGCTTCCTGATGCGCCTCGCGGGCGGCGGCGGCGATTGCCTCAGCTTCCTCGCGGGCCTTCTTCTCGCGCTCCCGCTTCTCGTCCTCCAGCTTCTGGAGCCACGGGGTCAGCAGGTTGCCGAGCGCATAGGCCGCCTTGGTCGCGCTGCCCGCCTTCTTGTTCTTCAGGGGCGCGATGTACTCGTTGTAGCGGTCTTGGATCTCCGCAACCTGCGCGTCGAGCGGCGCCTTCTCGACCTTGCGGGCTTCGTCGGCGAGGCTCATCGCCTCCTGAAGGCTCTGCCGCAGCGTAGCGACCTGGTCGGCCTGCCCCTGCGTTGTGATCGCGATGCCGTCCGCCCAGTTCTGGGCCTCAGTCAGCAGGTCGTCGAGGTGGACCTTCACGGCATCCCACTTCGGTTCGATCACAGCGGCAGTCTCTTCGTCGGCGGGGGGATTGTTTCCGCCAACCACGGCACGGGGGTTCACATCTTCGCCACCGGCGAGCGCAGCGGCCTCGGCCTCCGTTGCCAGCTTGTCGACGTGGGCCTGAAGGGCTTCGATCTCAGCGGTACGGCCGGGTTCGGTGCGCGTGAGCTTGTTCAGCGAGTTTTTCGCGAACGAAAGCGGCATCGTCGCAATTTCGATGCTGCCGCGCGACGAGGATTCGTAGTGCGTAATCATGACCATACGGCTCCGCGAATGATTGAACTGATGTGGGGTTGGCCAACGCCGAACTCGGCGGCGAGTTGGGACTGGGGCTTGGAGGGGGACTGCGCGCGAATTGCGTCGACCTGCCCGCGCGTTAGTTTGGAGAGACCTTGTCTCTCACCGCGCGCGATGGTGCCGTGGCGGCGACGATCACCGGCCTGCTCGTCCCACGTCGCCCAGCGCAAATTGTCCGCGCGACAGTTGGGCTTGTATCCGTCACGGTGCGCGGCGGTATGGTCTGGACTGGGCGGCTGCCCGTGAAACGTCAGGCAGACAACGCGGTGCACTCCAGTCGGATTCTCGGAACGACCAAGGGTCACCACGCGATAACCGCGACTATTCGTATAGTCCTTGAGGACGCGCGGCTTAGCTCGCGGCCGGTCATAGCCGTGTCCTGCGTTGCGCAGGCTGCGGACGCGCCCGAAGCTGGATGCCTCATAACGACCTTCAAATCCCGGCACCGCGCGCCATTCTTCAAATTCGAGGAGAGGAGTGTTCACGATCGCTTCCATCAGAAAGGGACGTCGGATTCGTCGATGTCGGTGAAATCGCCGCCGGTTTGTCCGGTCCGGTTGGCCTGCCTGTTCTCGGCGGGCTGCTCGGCCTTCGCGGCGCGGTTCGTCTCTTCCTTCGCCTTGTTGGCGATGGCGTTGGTCAGGCGCTCGACAGCGTTGCCGTACTGGTCCTGATTGAGTTGCCGGAGGTCGCTGACTCCGTATTCCTTGCAGAGCCGGGCCGTGGAGATGCCGGAAGCCTGCTGAAGTTGGGCGAGACGCGCGAACTCAGTATTGGGCATGCCCTGCTCGCGCGGCGCCAGCTCGTGCGTCGTCGAGTCTGCGTCGTTGTCGCCCTCGGTCGGGATCATGAAGACCTGCAGCGCGGCGTACTTCATGGCCGCCGACTGAGCTTTGTTGCTGCTCTTGTCGGCGCTATCCATGGCCTCGCCGACCATGCGGACAGTGTCCTTGGAGCCGTCCAACGCCGAGACCAGTTTGAAGTCGACAGTCAGGATCGTGTAGTTGAGGACGCCGCCCTTCGCGGTCTGGCGCTCTTCCCGCTTCTGATCGACGACGAAGGGCAGCATCAGCAGCCGGTTGGACGCCAGCACGCCGCAGAGCGCGTTGTACACGTCGTCGATGCCGCGGAAGTTGTAGCCCTGCTGGGTGTTGCGACGATCCTTGCCGATGCCTTCCTTCGCCATCTGCTCCATGACGTTTGAAATCGCCATGTAGACAGCCGGGACATCAGCACTGGCCGAAGCTTCAATGGGGGTCACAGCGTTCATTGCTGGAATCCTTGCCCGAGACAGCGCCGATGCCTGGGGACTGTTGCCGCTTCCGGTGGGGGGGGTACCGGCGACGCAGCGGTTGGGAGAGGGTCAGAAGCCGCAGAGCGCCCAAGCCGCGCCGATGGCGAAGCCGCTGGAGAGCATGAGAGCGATGCGACCGAGATCGTGGCGGGTCAGGGTGGAGCCGGAGGTCACTGGTTGTGATCCTCCAGCTCCGGGCGACCCGTCGGGCGGGGAAAGAGGATCAGCGCCAGCGCGCCGAAAGCGATCATGGAGAGCGCCAATCCGCCAAGGATGACGACGGCAGTGCCGAAGGCGTCCGTCATCGCGAACTCACGCGCGGCGCGGTGGCTTTCCATGTAGCTGGCGGACCAGTGATCGAGGCCGAACAGCGCAGCGGCGCCCAGCGCGACGGTGATGGATACGGCGCGGATCATGCCGTCCGCTCCCGAACCACGATCTCGAAACCGGCCTTGTCGAGCACGGCCACGATCTGGCGCGCCTTGCTCTCGCTCGAAAAGGAGCTGTAGCCGAAGTAGCCGGTGATCGCGTCAACCGCGCCGCTCTCCGGGCCTTCCAAGGCCTCGTAGATTGCGCTGTCGATCTCGGCAGCCAGCTCCTTGAAAGTGGCGGCGTGAACCATGCGGGTATCACTCTCCCCGTCGTAATCGGGGTGAGTGGCTTCCCAGTCGAACCCGGCGTGCGGGATGGGCTTGGGGTCGAAGTAGACGTTCCAGTCGCGATAGGTGCTGGACATTAGAAGCCCTCCATCATCTGGTCGCGGCGGGACTGGGCGCGCCATTCGGCGGCTTCCTCCATCTCGGCGGCGAAATCTTCGAAGCACTCGTCGTGCAGTTCCTCGTCGCGGCTGCCGTCGGTCCATTCGCCGGGCAGGGTCACGCTGGGATCGATCGGCGTGATTTCGACGATCTCGACCGAAGGGGGCTCAGCCGGATCAGTCATCGTCTGGCGCGAGCCTTTGTAATGCGTGTAGGTCACGGCCACGCACGCATCCCGCTCGTCCTCGCCGTCCATCCACGCGATGAAAGTGGTGAAGGTGTAGCGCGCGCTCATGCCGCCTCTCCGATCCCGTGGCGCTGGTGAGCGGCCTTGATCTGGGCATCGAAGCGCATCAGGCGCGTGGCCCGGTCGGGATGCTCGTTGCCGAACCGGCGCGGATCGCCGAAGCGCTCCGAAAGCACCGCATCGACACTCGGATTCTCGTCTTCGAAGTCGAGATATTCGTAGGCACGGCCGGAAGCGTGCGCCTTGCGGAAGGTGCAACCGAACAGAGCGTCGATGACCTCGCGGCGCATTTCCGAAAGCTGCTCGACCGGATCGCCGGTGTAGCGCAGCTGATCGTCGCCCATCACGATCAGCGGACGGATCAGGGACAGATCGTCAACGGTGACAGTGGCGAGGTATGCAGCGACGGCAGGCGTTTCGTGCCAGGCCGCGCTCGAAATCTTGGTGATGGCGTTCAAGGGAACCTCCATGCAGGCGTTCTTGCCTGATGAAGGTTATGTACACACGGTGTGTACGCCCCGTCAATACTCAATCATACATTTTTTGCGTACACCCCATGTACGCCAGAATCAGTCCATCAAGGGCATCCACGACTGCCAGCGGCATCCGCACTGATCGGGGTGTTCGCAACTCTCATGCGGAAGCGCACCGGCGCGAGTTATAGGCACCTTTCGGCCATCCATTTTCTTGGAGTATGCGCAGTGCCCCGCCAACATATGGCCGAAGCGAAACTTAACAGTATCAATCCCAGCCTGCCGCGCCTGCCTCAGCGCCTTCTCGGTGCTGTCTCGATGCTTATCGATGCTTGAAGTCACGAAAGCAGATCGTTCATTGTGAGCACGCGGTGCATCTTCAGCACCTCTTTCGTCGACACCTGAAACGTCAAGCGCGGGTTGTACTGCTCCAGCTCGACGAACGATGCACTGCGCTTGATTAGCCGTTTCACAAGGACGGTCCTGGCACTTTCACCATCATCACCCTCGTGCTCCTCACCGTTTCTACGGAGATAGATGATAACGCTGTCGCCTATGCGCGGCGGGCGCTTGGTCTCGGCAAACGCAATCGTCCCGTCCTCAAATGCCGGCCACATGGAAGAACCCTGCACATAGATGCCGTAAACATCAGCTCGACCGTCCAGAATCACCGGTCGCTTAGCAAATCCAACGATCTCGTCTGCAAAGAGGTATGTTTGCTCAATGGCGATATCGTCGTCGATGCGGTCTGCCCCCAATGCAGTTCCAAGGATCGGCACATCCTGCCGCATCCGCTGCGTAGACGCGCCCTCGTACTGGACAGGTTCAGCATTTGTCGTGGGAATTCCGACCAGCGCGTACACCTCATCGGCAGAAATGGAAGGATCACCCTTTCCTGCAAGCGCTTCAACCATCCGCGCCGCGACTGCCGGACTTAGTTTCCCATCAAAGTCCGCATCCATGTAGCGCTGCACGCCCGAAGCCGCCGCATATCCGCACGCCTTAGCAAAGGCGCGCATGGATAATCCTGCGCGAGCCACCAGCCCGGCTATCGTCTGACCTGTAGTGCGTACATTTTCCATGTCCGCCTTATCGCGCGGGATGGGTACACTTTCCACGTTGACCAGCGTACGCACGCTGTGTACACCATGCGTATGGACCACCAAACGATCATCACCGACCTTGGCGGCATTCGCGCCTTGGCCCGCAAGCTCGGCCATAACAGTCATACGACCGTGCAGGCCTGGTTCGACCGAAACCGGATTCCACTGGATCGTTGGGAAGAGGTGCTCGGCGCGGCGAAGAACGAAGGAAGCGCCCTGAGCGTCTCCGACCTGCTTCCGCAGGAGCTTCGGGACGCTGCCGCATGATCGGCCTCACCGCACAGCAGAGCCGCTTGCTCACCTACCTTAAGAGCAATCTCGCGAGCGCGGGCGGAATAGCTCCCTCGTACGACGAGATGGCTGTTGCAGTTGGCTGCGCGGGGAAGTCCTCGGCGTATCGGCTCGTGATGGCCCTCGAAGAGCGCGGATTCATCCGCCGGGTGCCGCACCGTGCGCGCGCGATTGAACTCGTGGACATCGGCCCCCTGAACGGCGTGCCCACCGAGGCACTCGTTGCCGAGCTGGCCCGCCGGGGCGTCGCCGTCCTCCAGCCCAATCATGAAGTCGCGCAGGCTCTCGGCGCTGACCGGCGGCCATAACCCATGGCTCCCTGCCTCTTCCGAGCGATCGTTCGCACTGCCGCCCTGACGCACTGGCGCCACCACTGCACCCGCGTTTCGGCGCCCGCCAACGATTTCAACCACTTCGAACATGAGTGAACGTATGACGCACCGCACAAATCATGTCCGAGCAATTCGCCGTAATTCGAAATCGGATGTGCAGGGCAAACTTGCCGCTGGTTGGGCTCGCGTATCTGCCGGGAAGAAGGGTGCCTTCGTCGATACGATCGACAGCAGCATGGCGACCGTCAACCGCGCGCTGACCGGCGATTCCCTCCCGGAACTACACACCGCGTTAAACAGCCTCGCATTCGACCCCACAGCGCTGGACGAGGTTCTGGCGCTCTATGGCGTAGCGCTGAAGCCGCTGACCTCCGAGCCTGCCAACGACCTCGCGACCATTTCGCGCCTGTCTAATCTCGCTGGCCAATTCGCCGAGGCCCTGTCCGATGGACATCGCGACCACCGCGAAACTTGCCAGCTCGCCGACACCATTCGCCCGATCATGGCCGCACTGACGGCCATCTGCCTCGAAGCCGATCAGATCAAGGGAGCCGCCTGCAATGGCTGACGACAGCACCACCGCCAAGATCCTCCGCCAGCACATCGAGGCTGCCGAACGCCTGATCGAGGAGCGGAAAGGCCTCAACGAAGACATCAAGGAGCGTTTTAGCCTGGCAAAGGCCGAGGGCTTCGACCCGGTCATCATGAAGGAAATGATCAAGCGCCGCGCGATGGACCGCCAGAAACTGGCCGAGCGCGAAGCTCTGATCGAGACTTATTCCGTCCAACTCGGCTTGGAATTCTAACCGTGCTGGGCCGTCTCTTCCGGCGTGCCACCACGCCCACCACCGCCCGCGAAGCCGGGCGCGCCCTTGGCCAGATCGCACGGGATGACGCCAAGGCGCGCAAGCGCGCGATGGTCGACCAGATCCGCGCCGACCTGCGCGCCAAGGGGCGCACCGACATGGAGCCGATCGATTGGAGCACCCTGTGATCGGTATCGAACAGCTGATGCGCGAGGGGCGTGACGCCCTGATCGCGCACCGGTTCCGCGGCGAGCCTCTGAGCAACCCGTACAGCCGGGGCACCAAGCGCGGCTTCTGGTGGAGCCGTGGTGTCGAGCGCGCCACCCGCAAGGTCAGCGAACTGATGGAGATCGGCCAATGACCGGACGCCCCAACAAGTTCGGCGCCCGCAAGACGCCCTGCCAGCACGGCCACAAGCACGCCAGTGCCAAGGAAGCGCGCCGCTGCAATGAGCTGCACCTGCTCCAGCGCGCCGGGGAGATCGTCGGCCTTGAGGTCGAGCCTGTCTTCACCTTCGCCATCGAGGGCAAGCCGGTGATGCACCTGAACGGCCGCCGCGCCGTCTACACGCCCGATTTCTCATACATCGAGGCGGGGCGGAAGGTCTGCGAAGACGTGAAGGGCGGATCCGCGACCAACACGGAAGCCTCCACCCTGCGCCTCGCCTTCGCGCGCTCCATGTGGCCCTCGATCGACTGGAGGACCATTTGAGCGTCCCTGCCCCCTTCGAGGTTGTGCCGGTAGACGGTGGCTTCTCGTGGCGCCTGATCGGCAGCTGCGGCCGAGCCCTGGTCTACCCTCAGGAAACCTACCCCAGCGACTTCGCTGCTGCTGACGCGGCCAAGGTTGCCCGTGCTGACCTGCACGCGCGTGCCCTGCTGATCGACGGGGGCGCCCACCTGTGAGCGGCTTTATCGCCATGGACCGCGGCGCGCTGGATCACCCGCTCCTCAAGGATGCGGAGCGCTTCCGTGCGTGGTTCTGGATCGTCGCTCGCGCGCGGTGGCAGCCGGCACCGTTCGATGTAGGTGGCAAGATGATCACCCTGGAGCGCGGCCAGCTCTCCTATTCGATCCGTGAGCTTGCAGATCAGTGGGGCTGGTCAAAGTCGACGGTCGACCGTTTCCTCAAGCGCCTCGAAGCCGAAGGCATGGTGAATCTGACCCGCGCAAAAACCGGGACAGCCCGTGGGACAAGCGTTGGGACAGACCGTCTCGTCATAAACGTATGTAATTACGGCAAATATCAGGACTTCAACCCGCAAGCTGGGACAGCATCTGAACCTGAAAATGGGACAGAGTTGGGACAGAAGCGGGACATAAAAGAACAAGGAAACAAGGGAACCAAAGATATTCCGTCACCTATCGGTGACGGGCGCGACGCGCCGGAGCCTCTGGCACTGGACCTCGCAGGAGCAATCTTCCGCACCGGCCTCAAGCTCCTGATGGCATCTGGCCACAAGGAGCCCGCAGCCCGCTCGATCATCGGCCGGTGGAGAAAAACCTACTCGGACGGCACCGTGCTCGCTGTTCTGGCTCGCTGCCAGACTGCCCAGCCCGCGCCTTCGAGCCCGATCGAGTGGATCACCAAGGCCCTGCAAGCCGAGCAACAGCGCGCGGCCGGTCAGGCACCACAACCCCAGCACCAAACCGAGGAACGCGCGTCCGTCCGGGAGATCGGCATGGACTTGGCCGCCCGGAAGCGCCGCGAGCGCGTGGAGCAAGAGGAAAGGATCGCAATCGGTGCACGATGAACCTGAAATCGAAATGGTCGCGATGCTGTCTGCCAGCCTCGCGCTGGTGAAGCCCGCCGGGATGACCTCGAAGGAAGCCGAGGACTGGCTGGACGCGGCGTTTGACGCTCTTGCCCACCTGCCGCTGCACATCTTCCGCGACGGCATCCGCGCCGCCCGGCTGACCTGCGATCACCCGTCGAAGATCGTCCCGGCCGTGGTGGCAGCGACCAAGGACGCGCTGGCCTGGCACAACCGGCCGAAGCATCCGCCGGTGCTGCGCTTGGTCGCGCCAGAGGGTCCGGCACATCACGAACCCCTGCCCCACCCGGACACCCTCATGCCGAGCCTCAAGCGCATCGGCCTGAAGGAAGGCTGGATCGTGGACGGGCCCAACGGCCTCGAATGGTCGCAGGAGAAGTCGGCATGAGCCTCAAGAAGCTGACCACGCCACGCCCGTTCGATGTCTGGCATGAGGATCTGGGCCCTGTGCTCTGGTTCCGCTCGCCCATTTCCGAGCCGCCCTATTTCGGATCGCCGCTGGACCTCGGCCGCACCATGTCCGTGGAAATCCAGATCGGCGTCGAGCAGATCGAACTGCCGACACGGGATGTCGGTGGCTGGCCATTCGGGAAAGAGGACGAGGCCCACCTGTGGTTCGTCCCCATCGTGGACGGCAACCTGATCCAGCAACAGATCGACGCGGGAGAGGTGGCATGATCTGGACGACCAGCTTCAAGGGCCCCTCGCCACGCAAAAGGGGAGCGGCGACAAGCACCACTCCCCCCGTTCAAAGCCAGAGGCTGTTAGACCGCACTGGGATCAGTGGCGGTAGTACCGGTGCCTGTCATCATGCCGATACCGCGAGTGCTCATAGTGGTGGCGATCGTAGTACCGATCGCGGTGCGGCGGCGGCCGGTGATAGGCATGTCGCGGCGGTGGCGGGCGGTGATAGCCGTGACGCGGCGGCGGTGGCCGGTGGTGATCATAAGGGTGAGCGTTCGCGGTTCCCATCAGGGCCAGCGAGGCTGCTGCGATTGCGACCAGTACGCGCATTGGCGTCTCCTTTTTTTGTTAGGCAACGCCCTTGGCCGTCGGATTCTGTGCGTAATGTGAACCAGTTGCGCGCAGCCCTTCTGCTGGTGAGCGTCGCGATCGCAACCGCCGCAGCAGGCCCACGGCTCACCGCAGAAACCTCGGGAGCCATCATCGCGCGCGTGCGCCGGTTTGCAGAGGAGCGCGCGGCATGATCCCCATCACCGCCCACGCCATCCACCGTGCCATGCAGCGCATCCCCGGCCTCAAGTCCGAGATAGAGGCGATCAACATCCTGTCGTGCCGAGCAGTTCAGTGCGCCGCCGCCTTCGCGCCGGTCGGCTCGATCTGGGTCAATCTCTCCACCGGCCAGCACATCGCCCTGCATGATGTGCAAGGTGGTGACTGTCCTCCCCGCTGACCTCGACATGCGGAAGATGAACAGCGCGGCCCAAGCGCATCGCATGCGCTGCCGCGCCTACGCGCTCACCCAATGGAAGCCCGGCACATCGCCGTTTGATCAGCAGGAGGTGCACTGAACATGCAGACCGCGACCGTCATTTCCGCCGCGCACCTGTTCCAGCGCAACACCCGCCGCAAGCCAGCCCCTCCGGGTTTCGCAGAGGTCTTCATCCGCTGGGGATGGCGAGGTGTCGAAACCGTCTTCGGATCCCGCACCGAATGCAACAAGCGCTGGGTGGAGGAGTGCGGCGGATGCTCCCTGATCCAGCAGCGCCGAGATTACCGCCAACGCCTCCGGGAGCTTCGCCACGCATGATTGTCCCTCTCGACCATACCATCTGCGATGTCACGATCGCGAAGAAGGCGCTTTGCGTCGAGTTCGCCGACGGTCGCACGCTCTGTGCCCCGCTTGAGTGGTTTCCGATGCTCAGCGCCGCGCGCCCGGCGATGCTGGAAGAGTTCGATATCGCGCCCGACGGCCTGTCGATCTCGTGGCCCGGCCTAGGCGAAACAGTGAGTGCCGACTTCCTTCTGGCGCGCCGGTCCGCTGCGGGTAGCGACAATCGCGCGGAGAAGATGCTGTGAGCCGCCCCTACCCGCCCCACGACCTCGCCACCTTCTCCGATCTGGAGATGATGGACCGGTTCGTCCCCGCGCCGGACCTGCGCAGCTGGATCCGCATGACCTTCCTCAATGAGGACAGCAAGCTCTACAACCCGGACCACGCCCACCTGCGTGATGCAGCCCTCGGCATCCTCTGGACAAACTGCGACAACAGCCGGAACATGCGCGCCGTCGTCGGCCAGGCCGAGCTGATGCCGCCTATGGCAATGGGGAAGTGGCAGAAGGCCCGCGCCGAGCAGCAGATCGCCGACTGGTTCGACGGGATGCCCGACTTCCTGCTGACGTTCAGCGCGCCGGCTGCTGCCGGGATGGATGATCCCTCGTTCTGCGCCCTGGTGGAGCATGAACTCTACCACTGCGCCCAGAAGCTCGACGACTACGGGATGCCCAAGTTCAAGCAGGACGGGACGCCGTCGTTCGCGATCCGCGGGCATGATGTCGAAGAGTTCGTGGGTGTCGTCGCCCGGTATGGCGCGGAGGCTGCTGGCGTGTCGGCGATGGTGGATGCCGCCCAGCGCGCGCCGATGATCGGACGGGCCTCGATCGATGGGGCCTGCGGCACCTGCCTGCGCGCGGTCGCCTAGTTGACCGAGAGGAGACAGAAACGTGGCTGATGCCAAGCTTACCGACGACGTGAAAACCTTCATCGTGCAGGCTCTCGCATGCTTCGACACGCCATCTCAGGTGGTGGCCGCCGTCAACCAGGAATTTGGCCGGACGATCACCCGGCAGAACGTTGAGAAGTATGATCCGACGAAGGTTGCCGGCGCCAAGGTAGCGCCGAAGTGGCGGGCGCTGTTCGAGGCTGCCCGCAAATCGTTCGTGGACGATTCCTCGCAGATCGCAATCGCACACCGCTCGACCCGGCTCCGCGCGCTCCAGCGCATGGCTACGAAGGCCGAGGACAAGGGTAACTTCCCGCTGGCCGCCCAGCTGCACAAGCAAGCCGCCGAAGAGATGGGCAACGCCTACACCAACAAGCGCGAGATCACCGGCAAGGACGGGAAGGATCTGCCCGCTGCGGCGCCGGCCGTCGCGATCTTCGCCCTCCCCGATAACGGCCGGGACACCGCGGCATGACCTCCCTCCCTCCACCAAGGACCCCAAGAACATGAGCGATGAGAAGCTGAAGGCGGCGCTGCAACGGATTGCGCGCAACGAGATCGAAGTCTTTGACGAAGACATTCAGGGTAACGTTCTGGTTTCCATGGATGCCGACGAGATGGCGGCAATTGCCTATGCGGCGCTGGTCGAGAACACTCGTGAAGAACTTGCCGCGACCATGAACCCCACCCCGGCCGCAGAGGATGTGGTGGAGACAGTGGCGAGAGCGATCTGGAACAGGCTTCGCGACGATGAGGATCGTTGCGACATGGAGCTTGAGGACATGGGCGAAGGGCATCCGGTGTGGGACTATGCCCGGGCCGCCATCGCCGCCCTGCAATCCCGCCCCGCCGAACCTGCGGACGAGGAGCCGGTGGCGTGGCAGCGCAAGCATCCGGATCGGGGCTGGATTGACGCGAGTGAGGACGACCTGCCGCATTACCGTGCGCAAGGTCAGGAATGCCGCGCTCTCTACGCTCGCCCCGCCACCCCGAGCAATCCTGACAGGTTGGTGGAGGCGATGGCGATCCTCCGCGAAATCAAGAGCCAGTCCACTACGGTAGGCGGTTGGACGAGTGACACACCGTATATCTATCCCGAACTCTACGCTCGCATTGAGGCCGCTCTTTCCGCCGCTCCTGCGCAGGATGGGGACGCTCCGCGACGCTGCATTCACGGGAACCGGATCGGCGAACCCTGCCGCGACTGTGACAAGGAAGCGCGGGAGGCAACGGCATGACCAAAATCGACACCGACAAGCTGCGCGCGCTGGATGAGGCCGCAATGACAGTGTGGAGAACTGCACACGGCGCCTTTGGTCTAAAGAAGTGGCAGCAGGGCGCTATGACTCCCGAGGCGCATCCTGCCGCCGCTGCCGTCATCAAAGCCGCCCTCCAGCAAGCCCGCGCCGAGGCGCTGAAGGAAGTACTTCGCGCACTGCCGGACGAGATCGACCTATTTCGCATCATCCGGGCGGCCGGCCGTAAAGACGCCGACAAGGCCCGTGCAGTGCTTGCCGCCCTCTCTCGCAGCGGGGGTGAGTGATGTCCGTGACGCGACCTCCGCAACGTGTACTCAACGCAATGGGAGAGCTTGTCCTCTACGCTCTGGCCAATGGTCAGGACGTGGATGGCGGGTTCTTTATCTCCGCATCTTTGTCTTCCGGCATAGAGCCGGACGTGATTGACCTTGGCGAATGGCGGATCGAAATTAAGCGCATCACCCTGCCCAAAGGGGCGCCGACGGACGCATGAGCCCCGCAGTCGGATTCCTCACAGAGCCTAACGATCATCCGGTAGCGGGCATAGGGCACAACGGCGGCCCGCAGATCACCGCCGAAACGATCAAGCCGCAGCCCGGCCCGCAGACCGCGTTCCTGTCGTCGCCTGCCGACATCGCCATCTACGGAGGCGGTGCCGGCGGCGGGAAGACGTGGGGCCTACTCATGGAGCCGCTGCGCCACATCGCCAACTCTGGCTTCGGCGCCGTGTTCTTCCGCCGGTCCACCGTGCAGATCCGCAACGAGGGCGGCCTATGGGACGAAAGCGCCGTCCTCTACCCGCAGGTCGGCGGCGATCCGAAGGAGCACACGCTCTCGTGGTCGTTCCCCACCGGCGCCAGCGTGAGCTTCGCCCACCTCGAACACGACAAGACCCGGTTCAACTGGCAGGGTTCGCAGATCCCGCTGATCTGCTTCGACGAGCTGACGCACTTCTCCGCGGTCCAGTTCTGGTACATGGTCAGCCGCAACCGCTCGATGTGCGGTGTGCGCCCCTACATCCGGGCGACCTGCAATCCTGACGCGGATAGCTGGGTCGCCGACCTCATCGCGTGGTGGATCGACCAAGACACCGGCCTGCCCATCCCGGAACGCGCGGGCAAGCTGCGGTGGTTCGTCCGCGTCGGCGAGGACCTGAAGTGGGCAGACAGCCCCGAAAACCTGGCCTGCTACACCATGATCAACGACGCGGGTGAGCAGGTCGCCATCCCCGCGAAGTCACTGACGTTCATCCCGGCCAAGCTGACCGACAACAAGGCGCTGATGGCCGCCGATCCGGGGTACATGGCGTCGCTGCTGGCGCTGCCCCTCGTGGAGCGCGAGCGCTTGCTGGGCGGCAACTGGAAGATCCGGCCCGCCGCCGGGCTGTATTTCCAGCGCGCCTGGTGCCGTGTGGTCGATGCGATCCCCGCCGGCGTGGTATGGGGCCGAGGATACGATCTCGCAGCGACACCGCCGACGCCGGATAATCCCGACCCTGACGCTACGGCTTCGGTGAAGATCGGCCGCGCACCTGACGGCCGATACATCGTGGCCGACTGCCGGACGACGAAGACCACGCCCGCAGGAGTCGAGCGTTTCATCCTCAACACTGCCTCGGAAGATGGCGTAGCCGTGGAGATTTCACTCCCGCAAGACCCCGGACAAGCCGGCAAGAGCCAAGTCGCGCAGATGGTGAAGATGCTGAGCGGCTACAACGTTCGGTCTTCGACTGAAACGGGCGATAAAGTCACACGCTTCGGTCCGTTCTCTGCCCAGGCAGAAGCCGGTAACGTCGATGTCCTGCGCGGACCATGGAATGAACAATGGTTCACCGCTCTTGAGAGCTTCCCGGCGGCAAAGCATGATGACGAAGCGGATGCCACGTCGCGAGGATTTGACGTTGTATCACTCCGGCAAGCATCTGCGTTTGATGTTCTGTGATCCAAAGGGATAATATGCTTCCAATCAACGCGTTCTCGACTGGCACTCTAGAGTCAATCAAAGCCAATTCCCTGCTACTTTATCGCGATGAACCAGTCCTAGTTCTAGGTAATCCGTCGTATGCTATAACAACAGATCAATGGAGAGCTTTCCGGTCTAATGGGAACACAGCATGGCGCGGGGTTGCAATTCAAGGGATACGGATTGAAGTGGATCCGACTACTCGTTTCGACGAAGGCCGAGTTCGCTATAGTCCGGGTGATTTAATCGTCCGAGGCGACAATGCTTATGTTGCTGCGACGCTAGACGATGGTTGGCACACATCCATACTCGTCGGCATTGATGGAGATGCTATCGGCGATGAGGGGAGCAACAGAGGGTATGGCTTCAAACGCTGGAATGTCGTGACAGGCACCGGTACTGAAAAGGTTGTTCTCGCAGAAGTGACCGATCAGACTGTTGCGCTGAAAATCTGAACATCGCCGTCCGTAGCAAGTCAGCCCATGCCCCCGCACCGTCTCGGGCATGGGCAACGTCTCTCCGATCCGCCGCTTCGCTGACGGCCTGGCGAATGTACTGACCGGACGGGGGACCACGGTCGACCGGGCGGTTCACAACTTCTGGGTCAACCGCTGCATGCCGCCCGAGCAGATCGAGGCAGCCTATCGCACGTCGTGGCTCACCCGGCAGGTCGTCGATATTCCCGCGCAGGACATGACCCGCGCCGGCCGTAGCTGGGACGCGACGGACGACGAAATCGAAAAGATCGAGGCCGAGGAAAAGCGCATCGGCTACTGGCCTGCCGTCCGGCTTGCGCTCACCTACGGGCGCCTTGGCGGTGGTGCCATCTTCATCAACCTGGGCGACGATCCTTCGCAGCCGTTGCCGGCAACTATCCGGCCGGAACAGATCGTCAGTCTCGTGCCGCTCTACCGTACCCAGCTTACGGTCGAGCAGATGATCGACAATGTGCTGGATCCGAACTTCGGAAAGCCCTCGGATTTCCGCCTCAACACCGCGCAGACGCCGCTTATCCATCCGAGCCGCCTTGTGTTCTTCAAGGGGCAGCCGGTGCCGAGCTTCAGCGCTACTACCTCTTGGGAAGACAAATTCTGGGGCGATTCCATCGTCCAGTCGGTCAATGAAGCCGTGCAGGACGCGACGACGGCGACCGCAGGTTTCGCGGGCCTCATCGACGAAGCGAAGGTCGACGTTTTCTTCCTTGATCGACTTGCCGAAACGCTCGCCCAACCCGGCGGCGAGGACAAGGTTCGTCAGCGCATCCAGATCGCCACGACCGAGAAGTCCAACAACCGCTCCCTCACGCTTGACGCTAACGACAAGTGGGAAACCCGGACGCTCAACTTCTCGGGCTGGAAGGATATCATCACCACGTACCTGTCTATCGTGGCGGGCGCGTCGAACATTCCCGCCACACGGTTGCTCGGCAAGTCACCGGACGGCATGAATTCCACGGGTGAGAGCGACCTCACCAACTACTACGACGGCATTGCCGCCCAGCAGGACGATGATCTCCGCCCTGCCCTGGACGAACTCGACGAGGTGTTGCTGCCCAGCGCGGGCGTGCCTACCGATCTGTCGTGGACGTTCTCGGCGATCCGCACACTCACTGCTCAACAGGCCGCAGACGTGGAGAACAAGGAGGCGGACACGCTTACCAAGCTGGTCAACACCGGCCTGTTTTCCGACGATGCGCTTGAGCAATCGTACTCGAACCGCATGATCGAGAGCGGCCGCTGGCCGGGATACAAGGACGAGCGCGATAAGCAGAAAGCTGCGGGCGAGATCGAACCCGGCGGTGATGAAGCGGAGCTTGGGATTGTGGGTTCGGAAGGAGGTGATCCTTCGTCTGCCGGTGCCGGCGCCTTGAATGGAATCGGGGCGTCGGGCCGTGCGGCTCAGGATGCGTTCTTTGCCGATGCACAGCCTCGCCCACTCTACGTCCAGCGCAAGTTGCTCAATGGCGAAGACCTTATCGCATGGGCACAGGAAAATGGCTTCACCTCGACGCTGCGTGCCGATGATATGCACGTGACCGTGCTCTATTCTCGCGATCCGGTGGACCCGATGAAGATGGGCGAAAGCTGGGCTGGCGACGACAAGGGTCGAATCATGATCAAGCCCGGCGGCCCGCGGGCAATCGAGCGCTTCGGTGAAGGCGCTGTCGTACTTTTGTTCGCATCGTGGGATCTGGAGAGCCGGCATCGGTCGATGGTCGAAGCTGGTGGAAGTCACGACTTCTCCGAATACCATCCGCACGTGACGATCTCGTATGGGGTTCCGGCTGACGTCGATCTCTCGACGATCAAGCCGTACGCCGGTGCGCTGGAATTCGGCCCGGAGATCTTCGAACCACTCGACCTCGATTGGAAGCTCAAGATAGCGGAGGCCTGACATGGTGGCCTTCAATCTGGTGACGATGGCCCGACAGAAGGGCATCCGCCGAAACGTCACTGTCCGCCCGATCCAGCCAACGCAAGCGAACGCAGACGACTTGGCCGCGCTCTATCTCGCCGTGCTCAAACCATGGTCGGCCAACGCCATCCTTGCCGGCTATGATCAGCCAGCCAAGGGCGTCTCCGATTCCCTCACGCTCGACGCGCCCAGCGATCAGACGCAGGCCATCGCGGAGGCGCAGCGCGAAAGCACACGCCTGATTGGCGAGTTCACTGCTGGCTTATCTCGTTGGGCGGTTCGCATCGAGCAATGGCACCGAAAGAAGTGGATCGCAGCCGTGGATGCCGCGACCGACATCGACCTGACGCCGATCCTCACCGACGGGGACACGGCCGAGACGTTGGCCGTGTTCATTGACCGCAACGTGGCGCTGGTCAGCGATGTGACCGCCCAAGTGCGCGGGCGCATCGCAGATGCCGTCTACCGGGGCTATCAGGAGCGCCTGCCCGCGCGCGAGGTCGCGAAGTCCATCAGCGATGCAACCGGGCTGGCCCGCGCCCGATCGATCCGCATTGCTTCCGACCAGAACAGCAAGATCAGCGCTGCCCTCGACCGGGTGCGCCGCGATCAAGCGGGCGTCGCGCTGTTCAAGTACCGGCATTCCGGCAAACTTCATGCACGGCCCTGGCACAAAGCGCGGGACGGCAAGATCTACGACAGTGCCACCGGCAAGCAGGTCGATACGGATGGGTCGGCTATGTCTGGCGGCGATGTGATCGCAGCTGACGACCGGCCGGGGATGCCACCATTCTGCGGCTGCCGCGAGCAGGCTTATTTGGCAATGATGGCCGAAAGCCAGAACTGACTGGCGTCAATAATATCGCCAGAATCGCTTGGATGTTGTATCTTAAGGGACACCATTCAGGAGAGAAAATGACAAAAACATCGGTACTTGGAAGCCACACGTCGAGCCTGCGAGATAGCTGGTGGTACCTTGAGCAAGATGCGGATGGCTCGATCTTCGTTCGTCATGAAGACGACGAAGACAGTAGCAAGAACTGGCGAAAACCTTTGCACGAAGTCATGGCTGGCAATGGGTCGGCGAAGAAACTCGTTCAGGAGCGCATTGACCGCATGTTCGAGGATCGCACCACCAAGTAACAGACGAGAGGGCGCAACTGCGGCGACCGTCCGTAGAGGCGCCCTCACAACGCCAGCACAACGCTGGCATGGTGCAACTTTGCGACACCCTCGACGCTACCACGACAGCCCGCATATGTGCGGACGGGTCGCTTGTCGCTGAAGTGCGCGGCGCCCGCGTCGGTATCCAGAACTATCTTCCCGCCGAAGCCGGAGCCCCTGACGGGTTCTCCGGTTCGGTTGTGCGTGTCTATCGCCCGGCGGAAGAGGTGTTCAGCCGCGACAGCATGGCCTCATTCGCCGCCGCACCATTCACCATCAACCACCCTTCCGAAATGGTGGACGCCAGCAATTGGCGTCAGCTCGGCGTCGGTGAGATCAACGGCGATATCGCCCGTGACGGCGAGTTCGTCCGCGTCCCGGTGATCGTCAGGGATGCCGCTGCGGTCGAGAAGGTCCGCACCACCCACAAGCAGCTTTCGATGGGTTACACCTGCACCCTCGACTGGACCCCCGGCACCACCCCCGCCGGCGAGGCCTACGACGCCGTGCAGCGAGAAATCCGCATCAACCATATCGCCGCAGTTCCTGCCGCTCGGGGCGGGCCGGAACTCAAGATCAGCGATGAACGCTCGCTGCCCCCGGAGAAATCTACGATGAAGATCAAGATCGGCGATGCCGAAGTCGATGCGACGAACGGTGAGGCCGTTCGGATCGCAGTCGATGGCCTCAATAGCAAACTGGTCGATGCGACCACGCGCGCGACCACGGCGGAAACGAGCCTTGCGACCGCGACTACCACCCTAGCGGCGAAGGATGCCGAGATCGTCACGCTCAACCAGAAGCTGGCGGATGCGGCGATGACCCCGGCGAAGCTGCGCGATGCGGCCAAAGCCTACGCGGGCGTGTGTGGCAAGGCCAAGGCACTCGGCGTGACCTTTGCCGAGGATGCCGACAGCGACGCCATCATGAAGGCCGTCGTGGACGCTAAGATGGGCGACATCGCCAAGGGCTGGAGCGCCGAACAGATCGCCGCTTCGTTCGCCGTGCTGGCCAAGGACGCGAAGGTGGAAACCCAGACCTTCGATGCCAGCGCCTTCAAGGGCGGCATCCAGAACCTCGGCGACGCCGCGGCGCTGGCTGATCAGGCCCTCGCCAAGGCCAACAATGACCTCAACGCCTGGAGGAACGCATAATGGCTCTCACGTTCCGCAACTCCCTCGCCGCATTTCAGGTTGGCTGCCGCGTCAACATGGAAGAGTGGAACACGTTCACTCGCACGGCTGAGGCCGCTGCGTCTCTCGGGTTTGGTACACCAGTGATGCCCGGAACCGGTGCGCATACGTGCATCGAACTGGATGCGACGACCGGCCGAAACGTGCTCGGCATCACCGAGGCTTCGCTCACGCTCCCTCGTCCTGGCGACAACTATGCCCAGTATGACAACGTGGGCATCTGTGAAAGCGGCGTCATCGGCGTGCTTCTCGGCGCGAACGTCACCAAGGGTGCCCAGGCCCGTTGGAACACGACGAACAAGACGTGGACCGGCGCTGCCCAGTCAGCAACCGTCGTCACCATCCCGGGCGCTCAGTTCGAGGAAGATGGCTCCAGCGGTGCTGTCGGCGCTGTACGCTACCGCCGCCCCGTTCCCTCTCTCTCTGTTTCGGGGTAATCGATCATGCAGAAGCTTCTTACCGACTCTCAGGCCCTTACGCTGGTCACTGCGCAGGCCTACAAGGTCAATCAGACGGTCTACGAGACCCGGTTCCCGGACTGGGATTTCAGCCGGCTCATTTACGTGGACACCAGCGGCCCCGCATGGTCGCCGGGCATCCTGACCTACACGTCGGACCTGACCGGCCGCGCCAACTGGCAGTCGGGCTACGCCAAGGACATCCCGTTGGCCGATGTGTCGCAGGATATCACGACCAAGACGTTCCAGCTCGCCGCGATCGGCTACCAGTGGAATATCGAGGAAGTGAACACGGCCGTCCAGGTCGGCGCAAGCCTGCCGGATCGTCGCGCCCGCGCCGCACGCCTCGCCTACACCAAGTTCATGTTCGACATCACCCTGTTCGGCTCGGCCGAAAAGGGCCTCGGTGGTCTCACCAACTACCCGGGCGTGGTCGTCACGATTGCCCCGGCTGACGGTACCGGATCGTCCACATACTGGGTGAACTCGGCAGGCGTTGGCATCAAGACCCCGGCGCAGATCGTCCGCGATATCAACATTGGCCTCCAGGGCGTCAGCCTTGCCACCTTTGAGACCGAACTCGCGGATACGATCCTGCTCCCGGTCGAGGCTTACAACTACATCGCGGCAACGCCCTACAGCGCTACCACGATGGAGACGATCCTCTCGTTCGTTATGCGGACCAACATCTACACGCTCACGACCGGCCGCCCGCTGACGATCCGCACGGTTCGTGAACTTGGCACCGCCGCGACCGGCGGCGCTGCCGGCACCGGCCGCATGGTCGTCTACAAGAACGATCAGGACTACGTGAAGCTGCATCTGCCGATGCCTCACCAGTTCCTGCCGGTCTATCAGGACGGCCCGCTGAACTGGACCATTCCCGGCATCTTCCGCACCGGCGGCGTCGAACTGCTGACGACCGTGGCGATGCGCTACATCGACGGCATCTCGCAGCCGCCCGCCTAACACATCAAGCCCCGCTGGCTACGGTCGGCGGGGCTACTACTCCGGGGCCGTCATCCCCGTGGCCCTAATCGACAGGACCCAAAATGACGAAGCTCTCCATCACCAATCTGACCAACTCCCCCTTCGATCTTGAGGGCGGCCATCGTCTGCCTGCAATGGGATCGGTGACCGAGCACTTCAGCGATGATTATGCGGCGGCCCTACGTCTCTCGCCTGGTGTGCAGGTTAGCGAGCCCGCGGAAGATGCCGAACTCGATGCTCTCCGCGCGCAGGCCGAAGAACTGGGTATCGAAGTGGATGGCCGCTGGGGGGCTAAACGCCTCGAAACCGAAATCGCCAAAGCACGGAAGGCCTGATCCGTGGCCTATACCCCGCCCAATAAGGCGACCTTCATCGCGATCTTCCCCGCGTTCGCCGCGGTCACGGATGAGCAGTACGCGTTCTGGTCGGCCCAAGCTGCCCTGATCACCGATCCCATGGAGGCCTGCCTGGGCGCGCGCATGGATCTCGCAACCATGCTGGTGACCGCTCACTACCTCACCCAGCAGGGAATCGGCACGGGGACTGAAGCCGAGATGGCAGCTCAAGGTGCATCCGGCTTCACCCGCATCAAGTCTGGCCAGCTCGAATTGCAGCGATCGGACAGCAGCGGGACCGATGCTGATGGCGGCGATTGGGCCACTACCTCATACGGTCAGCGGGTATGGCCAATGCTGAGCGCCTGCGCAGGCAGCGGGCCGCTCGTATCCGGAACCGGCCGCGTGGTGGGGGTCTTCGGTTACCGGGCCGGTCCTATGCCGTGGCAGCGCTACTGACATGGGCCTTCTCAACGGCGGTATCGCCAGCGTCTTTCACAGCGTCTTCTCAGGGATCTACCTTGATGGGACGCTTCATGCCGGCACCGGTGAGCCCATCTACGGCCCCGGCAGCGTCATCACAGGTTACTCCGGCGGTGATTCCGACATCAAGGTCCAGACCGATGCCACCGGCGACGCTGTCCGCGATGACGTGGGTTTTGCCGAGGGTGACGTGACCCTAATCATTCTCGCGCTTAATGTGCCCCAGATCACCAGCGACCACGAGGTGACGGATGGGTACGGGGAGAAGTTCTCGATCCAGCGGGCCTCGCTCGATGCGGCGCGGTCGCATTGGGTCTGTCGGGGGCGTAAGGGCTGATGGCGCGGATTACTGGAGCCGATGACCATCTAAAACGTCTCCGTAAGATGACATCAGGCATGCGCCGCGAGGCTGGAAAGCTCGTCTATACGCTGGCTGACATGCATGCGACCGAAGCAGCCCTATTGATCACGAGTGGCGCAGTCTCCGGCAAAAACCACGTCGTATCTACGCCGGGCGATGCGCCTAACGCCGACACGCACCTGCTGGATCGATCTGTGCACGCGGAGCGTACAGGCCCCCTCAAGGCCATCTCTGCCGCAGATGCGCCATATGCTGCGGCACTCGAATTCGGGACACAGAAGGTTGAGGAACGCCCGTTCATGCGGCCAGCAGCCAAGAAGGTAAGAAAAGAGGCAGGCAGCCTATCTAAAGCGGCACTCAATATGGTTGTTAAAGGCGGAAAGCTTTAATCTGCAGCACTACTTACAGTCGAGAATTTCTTCCGGTGTCTTTGCGAATTGAATGCACTGCTCTCGAATTGATGCGTCCAGCGAGCTTTCTCGCGAGGATTCAGCTGTAGCATTACCCAGCGCCGGAATGGCTGCCCCTTGGACGCCCAACCAAAGTGCGAAACCGACAGCCCCAAACCACCCAAGGATGCACGCGATGATGGCATATCCCTTCAAGATGCCATTTTCGTACCGGAAAGCTGGATTAGCTGCGATTTCAAGAGATTTTATGACGAGATAGAGGCATCCCAGCCAACCAATGATCTGAAGCATATATCCCCGTCCGTAGTCAAAAAGCCCGCCAGATGGCTCCACTGGGCCATGACCCGCCGCATCACCTTTTCGGCCGACTACAATCATCGTTGGCCTTCGCGCGCCATTTCGCACTTCAAGGCCGATAGGACGTACACTGTCAAGCCTGAGGTGCGCGAAGCAGCTCTACGAAAAGGCGTGGCGACAGAGGCTGATAGCCGTGCTACTCGACAAATCGGTGAAAAATCGGCTCGACGTGGATCGCCTCGGCGAATGGATGGACCTGATCCTAGACCGGATCGAGACATCTCACGATTGGACGAATTGGAATCTGCTGTCAGCCCTGGGCTGGGTGATGTCCTTCCCGTCAAGGATATGGGCAAACAATGACAATAAGCCCGACCCTCTATGCCCGGCAGATCATCCTTCCGGCAATCCAGACCGACGCTGAGGTCACCGCGCTTATACCTGCCGCCAGCCTGTATCCTTCAAAAACCCCAAATAACCCGCCGAAGCCATTTGGACGCTACGGCGGCGGGGACACCTCTACCCCTCTTCGTCCGTCGGGTTGGAAAGGTGGAGATGTCGACGGATCCTATCATATTTGGGTTGGCGTGACGTCCGCCATCCCCGACCCCAAGACCTATTGCGAAGAGGCTACCGCCGCGATTGCAGACGTGATTGATGCGCTCTCAGATTGCTTCGTCGAGCGCACGCAAATCCTTTCAGACCCTGACGAGGTCGATGTCTGGCACGGCGTTGTCATCTTTACGTTCAACGCCCTTGCCCCGGTATAGGCGTCCGTAGAGCGGGACTTGTTGCCCCTCCAATGTCGTCCAAAGTTCACGATTGAGGACGATTCCCATGGCTTACACCACCGGCCGAGTGAAGGGCAATTACGCCGACATCATGTTCGGCGATGGTGACGACCCCGAGGTTTTCACTCAGCTCTGCGGCATCAACACGCGCGGCATCACGATCACATATGCCAATGCGTTCGAAACGACTGACTACGATTGCCAAGATCCCGAAGCCGTCGGTCAGACGCTCCGCGAAGTCGGCGCTCAGGACTGGTCGATCACAGGATCTGGGCTCTACAACCGAAGCCAGATGGCAGCGATCCGCGCGCTTATGGGGTCTTCGCAAAGCTGGAGATTTGCCCTCGACGAACCCGCTTCCCCGGCGACTGCCATTGACGCAGGCTGGTGGCAGGGGCCTGGCTTCATCTCATCGTTCGAAATCACGGGCAATGATGGTGAATGGACCCAAGCGAACCTGACCATCACTGGCACTGGCTTGCTCACTTGGGCAGATGCTGCCTGATGCAGACCAATATCACGCTCGATTTTGCCGACGGCCGCTATGATTTTAAGCTGCCGTGGGCCGCTTGCGCCGAGGTTGAGCGTAAATCCAACGCTGGCATCCAAGTCATCTATGAGCGCCTCATGATCGGCCAAGCTCATCTTTCCGATGTCGCAGAGATAATCCGCCAAGGTTTGCTTGGTGGCGCCGGCGGAGTGGTTGATGAACAGGTTGTCGAATGTAAGCCAGCCATGGTGAACAGCCTCGTCGATCGCTACGTCACGGGCCAAAATCCCCGCCCGTTCGTGGAGAGCTGGAATCTGGCCAAGGTCGTTCTGCATACCTTCATGCAGGGCTACGAGCCTGCGCAGGTCGGAGACTCAAAAAAAAACGAAGAGACGGACCTGACCGGATCGACCTAGGTCAGGTTTTGGCTAACTGCGCTATGATGCACGTTCCACCCAGTGAGGCGAAGGCGCTTACTCTCTATGAGTATCAAGCCCTTCTGCATGGCTGGGAAGAGGCACACAAGACCGGCGATGAGCCCCCCGAGCCGCCATCAATCGAAGAAAACGAAAAGCGTCGCCGAGCACTTGAAGCGCGGGGAGTAAAAATCCTGCACTAGTCGCCGTCCGTAGCGGTCGAGGCGGCATCAGGTGACGCATGGTTCATGGCTACTGCTGATGAAGTGATCGTCGAATTTGAAGCGCGCGTCGGTCAGTACGAATCCGACCTGAAGCGCTCTGCTGCCACTTTTGAACGCGTCACCGGGCAGCAGCAAAAGCAAATTCTCGCACTTGAGCGCCAAATCCGTTCGTCCAGCAGCAACATTGGCAGCAGCCTAAAAGGCCTCGCTGGCACTATTGCTGCGGCGTTCAGCGCTCAACAGGTTGCCGGATTTGTAGATTCTTGGACCCGATACAATAACCAGCTCAAAGTCGCGGGTTATGAGGGCGCGCAGCTGGTCGATGTGCAGACGCAGCTTCTCGATATCGCAAACAAGTATGGCGTTAGCTTGGAGGCAGTGGGGACACTGTTTGGTCGTAACTCGGCCGCAGCCAAGGAAATGAACCTAACTCAGGGGCAGCAGCTTCGCATAGTCGAAGCCACAAGCGCCGCGCTCAAAGTGAGCGGTGAGAGCAGTGAAGAGGCCGCTGGCGCCCTCCTCCAGCTTTCTCAGGCCCTCGGTGGGACAATGATCCAAGCCGAAGAGTACAATAGCTTGATCGATGGCGCCCGCCCGCTCCTGCAAGCGGTTGCTGCGGGCAGCGACAAATGGGGTGGTTCAGTCGCCAAGCTCACGTCCGACGTGAAGGCGGGAAAGGTTTCTGTCCAGGAATTCGTAGCTGCGCTGCTTAAGGGGTCAGACACGGTCATCAAGCAAGCGGCCGATTCCACATTGACCCTCTCTGGCGCGTTTACAGTGCTGGAGAATAACCTCACCAAGTTTATCGGGACAGCTGGGCAAAGCAGCGGAGCGACGTCCATCATCAGCGATGGCATCGTCACGCTTAGCCAGAATATCGGCACGCTTGCCGAGGCGCTCAGTGTGATCGCCGTCGCCTTGGGTACGAGGTACGTCGCGGCAGCGGGCGTTTCTGTCCTAGCCAGCGTAGCGGCCAGCGATGCATTCTTCGCCATGACTGCGGTTGTCGGGGGCGCTGCAACTGCCACCGAGGGGCTGTCGTTTGCGCTGGCGGGTCTCGCAGGAGCGGGAGCCGTAGTGACCGGCATTGCCGCTATCGCAGGCGGTATTGCCTACCTCTACATCAAGGAAAAGGAAGCCGAGGCCGCAAGCGCGGACCTCACGGCATCTATCGACCAGCAGGCGTCCAGTTTCGCGGCAGCGCATAAGCAGGCAGCATTGGTTGCGGCTCGGACGGGCGAACTTACCAAGGGCCAGCGCGAAGCCCAGGTGGCAACAGCAAACCTGACTGGCGAGGCGAATCTCCTAGCGGACGCATGGGCACGCGTCGCTGTCGAGGCCAAGCAGGCGGCGATAGCGAACGCGCAGGCCGCGCTGTCCAAGGCGACAACCAATCGCACTGAAGCCCAGGCTGCGGTCAACACGCAAAACGCAATAGAGCAGAACCGCCCCAGCAATCAGGCATCGGGCAGCCCGCAAGGCACGATCGGTCGCGGTCTAAACTCATTGTTCAATGCAATCGGCCTGACCGATTCCGCAAAAATTGCCAAGAAGGCTCAGGACAATCAGAAGCGGCTCGATGTCGCCGTGCAGAATGAGGCCGATGCACGGACCGCCCTAGCGGATACGCTCAAGGCGTCACTCAAAGATTTCAGGCAGGATCCGGCCGCCGCAGATCCCAACAGCGCAAACGCCAAGGCGCTTGCGAAGCATCAGGCAACGCTCGCCGATTTGGAGAAACTGAAGGTTGGCGCCAGCGGCAAAGACCTTGCGACAATCAATAAGAAAATTGCTCGTGAGCAGGCCATTATCGGCAATCTGCAAAAGGGCGTCGGCGAAACTGCGGCACTTGCCGCCGCTACCGGTTCTGCCGCAAATCACGCGGAAAAAATTGATCATTCCGAGCAAGATCTTTCTCGTCTGCGTGAAGAGGAGCTCCGTGCGCGTTTGGATCTGGCGACGAACGCGGAGGATCGGGCCGACATCCAAAAACAGATCCTTGATGAGGAGCGATCCGCCAGAATCGCCGAGGTGAATGCGAACAAGGATTACGACGCCGCACAGAAGAAGGCCGCGCTCGCAGCTATCGATCGACTCTACGGGCCTGCAAGTAAGCCGGGTGAGTTGGTTGTTTCGCCTAGCTTATACGGGACGCGAGTTGATCGCGAAAAGGATCAGCAGCTTGAGCGAGATAAATTGGACCAATCTCAGGCTGTTTACGACGTACAGCGGGAAATCCTGCAAAACCAGCACGACCTAGCTCGCAGTAGCGCGATGCGCCGTGATATCGCGCTTAAGCTGATCGATCTAGAATACGATCAGCAGAAGGCGGCGCTAGAGGCGACGATTGCCAGCAAAACAGCGACCGACGCTGAAAAGAAGCGAGCGCAACTATCACTCAATGCCCTGGGTGAGATCACTAATGGTCGCCGCGAAATCGCGACCCAGGACAATGAGAGCCCGCTCCAAGCCTACAAGCGCAAGCTTGATAAGTCGGGAGGTGAGGTCAACGACGAAGTAGAAGGATACGTCGTCGACGAGCTGGATAGTTTCCGCGACAGCATTCGCAGTGGCATCGAAAAGATGATCGGGACAAAAGACCCGCTGATCAGCGGATTGCTCAATATGCTGCTCGAGCAGGTTCTCATCAGGCCCATCACTGATGCATTAAGCGATGCAGGATCCGGTAGCGGTAATTTCTTTGGAAATTTAGCTAGAGGCATTGGCTCGCTTTTCGGCGGAGGCCGGGCGACTGGAGGACCTGTGACTGCTGGTCGCGTCTACAAGGTCGGAGAGAGCGGAGCCGAACTGTTTCGCCCACAGCAGAATGGGGTCATCATTCCCAACCACTCGCTGAAAGGCCAATCTGGAAGCGCAGTGATCCAACAGACCTTCGTCCTCGACAACCGCGGCGGCATCACCACGCCGGAACTGATCGACTACATCAACCAGACGGCCAACACCAAGGCTGTTCAAGCGTCGGCGGCGATGGGCAAGCAGGTCTACCAAGCCATTCCGACCCGTCTGTCATCGTATCAACGGGACGGGGTCTGATGGCCAGCTTCCGTGAAAGCATCGTGGTCCGCATCGACTGCGATCCGCCAGCCATTCTTTGGTCCGGCATAGGCAACCTGCTGCTGCCAGCAGATGATGTGAATCCATTTCCCGTCGTAGCGCTGGGCGGCGGAGAGCTTGTCAACGTGCCGGATTTTCAGCAGCTGATTGGAGGCACGGCGGAGCGCCTCGACTTAACGGTCAGCGGCGTATCAGACGAAACTATCAGGCTCGCCATCGATGACGCACCGAGCGTCCGAGGTGCGCAGGTAGACGTCGGGACGGTTCGCTTCGATTCCGCTTGGCAACTTATGACGGTCGAATGGGAGCAGGTATTCGAGGCGCGATCCCTGAGCATCAGCCGGCCGCAATCGGACGGCGCGGGGAATGTGACGCGTTCGATCACGCTGACGATCGTGCAAGGCTCGACCACCCGCAGCCGGGCCAAGATTGCATTCTTCACGGATGCCGACCAGCGCCGCCGGTCGTCAACCGATACGATTTTCAGCCACGTGGCCGGCATCTCCGTCGGCACGTCGCGCCGATTTGGGCCGAAGTAGATGACGCTGGGAGACTATCTCTTGAGCCTGCAGAGCCGGGCGCGCGAACCGGGCATTCACGATTGCGTGACGCATCCATCGGACTGGGTCGTTGCATGTGGCCTGGGCGATCCTATGGCGGCATGGCGGGGCACATACGTCACAGATGCCGAGGCCGAAGACATCATTGCACGCGCCGGCGGCCTCGTACCGCTATTCGACGAGGGATACGCCTCGATTGGCGTTCCGCGCAGGGACGGCGATCCCGTCGAAGGCGATATAGGCGTGCTACGAGTAGCTGGCGAGGAAGCAGGCTCCATCTTCACCGGCCGGCGTTGGACGTTCATCGGTAAGCGCGGGATCGGCTTCGCGACAGTACTGCCGGAAGCCGTCGCGGCGGTGTGGGCTGTGGGCCGTCCGTAGCGAAACAGCGCGCCATCCAGCCTAAAGCTGGCATGGGTAAAACGCTGGGAAATATCATCCAGACCATCGCTGGCGCGTTTCTGGTGGCTTTCTCCGCCCCGCTTATCATGACCGGGATCGCCGCCCCTGTTGGTCTTGCATTGTCCGGCATCGGCGCCGGCTTGATTGTAAGTGGCGTAGCTGGGGTCATAGGCGGATTGCTGGGCCCACCGTCCCAAAAGCCCGATCAAAGCGAAACAGCGATCAAGTCGGCCCGGCCGCCAAGAGTATCGGCTTACGGCACATCCCGGCTTTATGGAGCCTATATCCTCTACGAGACCGCCGAGGACGGAACGGCGGTTGACGTCTACTCGGTCCACGATGGGGAGATGACCGCGATCGTCCAGCGATATCTCGCGGACGACAAGATCACGCTCTCGGGGAATGTCGTGCAAGCTGGTGAAGATGGCCGATACGGCGACGGCAATCTGAGCTTTTATACGACGACAGGGGCAAATCCCGGCACTGCGATCTCGGCGGTGGTATCATTGCTGCCGACAATCTGGACCACGGACCATCGGGGCGACGGCGTTGTGCAGATGGCTTTGCTCTGCAAATCGGTGAAGTCGAAGAACTTCCTCGACATTTACCCCAATGGCGTACCCACCGCCTCGATAGCCGCGATGTGGCAGAAGTGCCCCGATCCCTATGCGGTCGATCCGCTGGACGAAAGCGCGTGGACGTGGACAGAGAACGCTATTCGGCAGCTGATGCACTACATGATCGTGCGGGAGGGACCGAAGCCGGCATTGGCAGAGGATGCCCCGGGTTATCCCGCCGCTCTAGCCACTCTGCGCGCCTCGTACTGGGCCCGCAAGTTTGCTCCAGCGCTGGACTACTGGAAAGCCGCCTCCGACGTCTGCGACCAGTTGGTCCCGCTCAAGGGCGTGCAGACGGTGCTTACCGCAGACGTCAACGATGGCGCGACCTCGGTTCCAGTTGCCTCCGTATCTGGCCTGGCTGTGGGCATGGCAATCAGCATTACGCAGAGCGACAACACCGCTCGCACTGAGAATCGCATCGTCACATCGATCTCCGGATTGACGATCCATTTCAGCGCTGGCCTCCACTGGGACCACACGTCTGGATCGGCTGTTTCCTGGGCAAGCGATCCAGCCAATCCCGCCACGGAAGCGCGCTGGCGTTCATGCGTCGCCCACAAGCACACCGACGCGCATTCCGCCGTGAAATCATCTATCCTCCAGGCCTGCGACGGATGGATAGCGACACGATCTGACGGAGCATTTGTGGTCTACGCCGGGCAGTATTACGCCCCCACTGTCACCATCGGTGCCGACGAGATTGTTTCCTTCGATTGGTCTGGCGTCGGCGTGGATGACGACGACGCCGTCAACGAAATCTCTTGCTCCTACGTCAGCGCCAATCACGACTACAACACGGTCGAGACGGACGCGTGGCGCGATGAGGACGACATCACCGAACGCGGCGAGGTACTGTCTGATTCCCTGGAGCCTCAGGTTCCGTCACACGGGCAGGTCCGCCGCCTTGCTAAGCGCATGATGGCCCGCAAGAACGCGCTCTATCGCGGAACCGTGACCACCAACGCGTCGGGTCGGGCGGTACGAGGCGAGCGGTTCATCCACCTCACCCTCGCAGAATCTGGCGCGACTTTCTTCGACGGCCCGGCAGAAATCACCGCTGTTACCCGCAATCTCGGTTCAGGCGGCGTCACCTTCTCATGGGTAGCTGCGGACGCGAATGTCGATGCTTGGAACCCGGCAACGGAAGAAGGGGATCCTGCCCCCGTCGGCGACCGTGTAGCTCAAGAGCCGTTAGAGGCTCCGGTGATCAGCAGCGCCGAGACGGAACTCGATGCCTCCGGCACGGCCGCAAGAGTGAGGATCATCGTCGATGGCTTCGACCGGAACGACCTTACCTGGTTCGCGCGATGGAGATCCACCACAGATGCGAGCTGGACGAGCAGCAATATACCGATCAGGATCCTACCGCAGAGGTCCTACTCGTCACGAATGTCGTGCCGACAGACATAGCCGTTGATGTCGAGGTTTCGTATTCGACCGGTGACGGCCGAGTCTCACCATGGTCGGACACGGTCACGGTCAGCACTTCGACAGCCAGCCTGGCGCCAAGCCCCAACACCGCTTTCATAGCGAACGGAGGCGCCGGTGTCGTCACCGGTGGCTGGTCGAACAGCGTATCAACCAACTTCGGGCATTCCGAATTGTGGGCCGGGCCCACTTCGGTCTTCGCGGCAGCTACGCAGCTTGGCGCGGACTACACTGGCGCCCGCGGCGTAGGCGAGACTTTCAGCGAGGCGGTTTCGCCAGGGAACCTGTTCCTGTGGACGGTCGCGTACAACTCAGGCGGCACCGCATCATCGCGCACAGGTCCGATTCAGGTCACGATCACCTAAGGCCGTCCGTAGAGCGCAGCCGAGAAGCGCGGCCATGGTTCAGCCATGTTGGTCTTCCCGAGCTGCTTTTTCTCGATCGTCGCAAAAGACGTAGATATCGAGACTGCCCGTATCTCCGGCGGGGTGTCGCTGTCCGGCATCGAGGACAGCATCGCGACGGACGGTGGCGGCCGTTGGTACGCTACTGCCGACAATGCGGCGCTGCACACACGCGAGAAGATCATGGCTTGGCGCGCGTTCAAGTCGGGGACCGGCGGCGGCATCGATCCATTTGTCTTCCCGATCTGTGATGCCCGCCATCAGCCCACTCGAGGAAAGACCAAGGTCCCCCATTCTGACGGGACCTCGTTCTCCGACGACACGCTCTATTCGCAGGGCGATTGCGAGGTCTACGTCAGTGCCGACGCGCCTCTACGGGCCACGCAGATCCAATTTAGCATTGCCAGCCTCGGCCGCCCGCTGATCGGCGGTGAACGCTTCTCCATCGATCACCCGACGTGGCGGCACCGCTGTTATCAGATCGGCCGAATCATCGCTCAGGATGCGACCTCCGCAACGGTGCAGTTCCATCCGCCGCTCCGCGAGGCCGTTGCCACTGGGAATGCGGTAGACTTCAACAACCCGCGCTTCGTCGCTCGCGTAGACGGCCAGATGAGCGCTCCCATGACCAACCCCAAGTTCGCGAGTGGTTCTGTCCGCTTCGTCGAAGACATGACCGGGAGCTATGCCTGATGGGCGATATCACCGACCGCTGGAACTCGGCTTGGAGGGACTTCACGACCGATGGCGTCCCGGCCACCGGCGCCAATGAGCCTGCCAAGGGGGAAATCCGCCCCATCGGCAAGCTGATCGAGAATGCCATCAATACGGCGATGGCCGGCATCACAACGGTCGCAAACATCGCTGCCCGTGACGCCTTTTTCGCTATCCCTGCGAACCAAGGCAAGCTGGTCTACGTCAACAACAACAATGGGTCTGCTACCGACCCGCTGAATGGTGTCTACGAGTATGTAGCCGGTACGGCGAGGATCGCCCTGGGGTTCTACAACGGCCTCGCAGCGGTCGTGCAACCGCTGGTGGACGAGGCAGAAGCGGCGCGTGACGTAGCAGTTGCAGCAGCGGCGAGCCTTCTCACACCCGCTGTGATTGGGCGGCCATCGACGGTAGCCACCGGAACCACGATTTCCACGGCGCAGACGTACGTCTTCGCTACGCCGGTCAGCAAGCGCACCCTCTTTTCGCAAGTTCAGGGGCATTTCAATGCCACCGGGATGCTCATGGTGGCTGCGGTGTCGCTGGTCGGAGGCATCTTTGTTCCTCGGCGAGGCTCGCAGCGCACCGCGACGATTGCCGCAACAGGTGACCAGACTTACGCGCTCTCGGCTCCTCTGGACTTGCAGCCAGGCGAGTATCTGCAATTCGTCAACCGTCCGGGCGGCATGATTCGGCAGATTTCTGCCGCTGGTGACAGCGGTGGATATTACGTCTCGAATGATAGGCTGGTCACGAACGCCTCGCTGGTCTCCAACATCCAGTTGCAAATCAGGTTTATCGGGCAAACGATCGGCGACATGCTGGTTACGGCTTACGGCGCCCCCGACACCACCGACACCGTCAATACGGCATCATACATCGGTGCCAGCCTTTCTGCGCCTAACGAGCTTGTCGTCGGTCAGTTTGGCGCAGCAGCCGCAGCAGTTGTCGGCACCACTTCGGCCTACACCAATTACGTCGCGCAATCGGGCAAGCCGACCGGAGTCGAAATCGAACTCTCCGCGTCGGGGTCGGCGGGCAAGCTGCTCCAGATCGCAACGTCTGGCGTGGTGTTGGCCTCCGTAACGGTCGATTACTATGTGGGCGGCAACTACTTCGGCGCCACGACCCTTGCGAGCATGGTGGATCACCCGTCCTGGTACATGTTCTTCGAGCCCAGCGCCGGCGGCGGGCTTCAGCGCTTCATCCAGCCTACCGGCAACACCCTGTCATTCACGCTTTCCCAGTCCCACAACGTCGGCGATACCGTCACCTTCAATGCCCCTTCGACGACGGCCACGCTCTCGATGCGCGTCTATTCGACGACGGCGACGATCCTTTCCCGGTTGTCTGGACATGACGCCAGCATAGCGGGCACGAACACCGCGCTCGGAACGCTCACCGCTCAGGTCGCGGCCCTTGCGGGCGATGGCCAGTTCCGCGACACCGTGTTCGCCGACATCAACGGCATTCAGGGCTCGGGGCAATCGCTCATGGTTGGCGTGAACGCCACCCCCGGTCTCACGACCGTCCAGCCTTTCGCCAACGTCATGCTCGCCAATGGCGAACACGATTTTACGTCTGGCGATGGGCAAGGCATCACGGGGCCGCCTACATCGACCGCGCTCGCGCCCCTGGTTTATACTGCGGTAGGCGAAACCGTCGGTCTCGGCGGCACGAACATGGTCAAGTCGCAGCTCAACGCCGCGGGCGGACCGGCCGTGAACTTCTCCTGGTCGAACAATGGCCGTGGTGCCACGGCGATTGCCGGACTGTCGAAGGGCACGAACTACTACAATTGGGGCTTGCAGCAGCAGGCTCTGTTGAAGTCGCTCGCGAACGCGCAGGGCAAGTCCTACGTGCAGCGGTCCATCTGGTGGATGCAGGGCGAGGCAGATGCAAGTGCGGCCAATGACAAGGCAACGTACAAGTCTGCCTTGAAGCAGCTTCTTGCCGACTGGAATGCGGATCTGCCGCAATCTCACGTCGTCCCGCTGCTCAGTTATCAGATGGCGAGCCACGCAGTGCGCGGCACTGGGACGACATGGGTGCCGCCCAATATCGCGCAGGCACAGCTTGAGGCGTCGCTGGAAGACGACAACATTTTCCTCGTCTGCCCGATGTACTTCGTCACCTACAACGCGGACAACGTCCACCTGACCAACCACAGCGAGCGGTGGATCGGGCAGTACTTCGCCAAGGTGGACCACATTGTCTCCTCCCTCGGCCTCGACTGGCAACCGCTATACCCGGTCGCCTGTCGCCGTCAGGGCGTCATCATCGATCTGGAATTCCACGTACCCGTTGGGCAGCTCGTGTTCGACACGTCTCTCGTCTCAGCGGCAACGAACATGGGGTTCACCGCCGTCAAGAACAGCGATGCGTCGGCCGTCACGATTTCGTCGGTCGCGCTGCGCGGCAAGACCGGAGTTCGGATCGTTCTTGCGGCCGACCCCGGCGAGGAAGTGCGTGTTCGCTATGCGTGGGGTGCCAGCGGCCAAGGCTCTGGCCCCACGACCGGTGCGCGCGGCAACCTGCGCGATCAGGACGCGACGGTCAGCTACTACACGAACGCTTCCGGACAGCCGTACCCGCTGCAAAACTGGTGCGTCATCTTCGAGATGGTGTCCGGTGGCTATTGAGCCCGCCCGGCACCGGTGCCCGGTGGCGCACGCGGCTGCTTCGAGCGTGAAAGCGCCCGCTGGAGGTCGCTGTCTGATGCTCAGAGCGAAGCGTGTCCCGGGTGGCCGCCATGTCTGAAACGGACAACTCGATGGCGTTGATGCTGGGGGAAATCAGGGGCGAAGTGCGTCAAGTTGTCGATCATGTCGCAGTGTTGGCGAGCAAAATTGATGCGCTCACCACGGCCGTGAACCAGGCGGCTCATCTTCCAGAGGAATTGCAGGCCCTCAAAGTCCGCGTCACGGCGCTTGAGGCGAGCGAGCAGCAGCGCCGCGGTGCGATGTCACTAGGCGCTGCGATCATGAAAGCGCTGCCCTGGTTGCTGCCTGCCATCGCAGCCGGTGGCGCGGCCGCCGTTGTCACCAAAGGAGTAGGTCTATGACCCCTACGAAACTCGGCCCCAAGGGCGAAGCGCTCATGAAGAAGTGGGAGGGCTACTCCAAGGACCTCGGCAACGGGAAGGTTCAGGCGTACCCGGACCCGGCCACCGGCGGCGCGCCGTGGACCATTGGATGGGGCTCGACCGGGCCCGACATCGTCAAGGGAACGGTCTGGACCCGCGAGCAGGCGCAGCAGCGGTTCGACAATGATGCGACCAAGTTCGTGACAGGCGTGGCCAAGGCTCTCGCTGGCGCACCGGCTACGCAGAACCAGTTCGATGCAATGGTTTCGCTGGCCTACAATGTGGGTCAGGCGAATTTCAATGCGTCCACGCTGCTGCGTAAGCACAGGGCCGGAGACTTCTCCGGTGCCGCAGCTCAGTTCGCGGCGTGGAACAAGGCTGCTGGCAAGCCGATGGCTGGCCTCACCGCGCGCCGGGCCGATGAGGCCAAGCTCTACGGAACGCCCGCATGATCACCATCACCACCCCCGATGGTCGGCGCGCGTGGGCGTTCATTGCGATCGTCGGCGGCTGCATCGTGTTCACTGCCTTCGCCGCCGTTGGCGTCTACCTGAGCCGCACTGTACCCGATCACGTGTTCTTTCTCGCGCTCGCCGCGCACGTGCAGGTGCTTGTGGGTACCACCGGCCTTGCGGCCCTGCTGGTTAAGCGGACGATCCGCGCCGGGCGGGACGGAATCGAGATTTCGGATGATGCCGCCGCTGGCGCGCAGGTCGCGGCCGGTGCCGCGCAAGCCGTGGCGGATGATCTTGCTTCCGCGGACTCTACTCGTGCGCGGGACGCCGAGGTCAAATCGGAAGCGACGGGCCGTCTATGATCAACGCTGCGCCAAAGATCATGGACCAAAGCACCGCAGACGAAATCACGATCACGCCAAATTTCGAGCTTGCGGCCTGCCTCATCGGAATATCACCCACTCATTTCATCGCACACCTAATACGCTTCATCCGGTTAATCCAACCTTATCAATCCGCTAAGGGAAAGTACGTAGGCATGAAAAATGACCTGTCCGGACCCGTTATGCTCAGTTCCAGGCGGGTCGCATGAGTTGGGCTCTTGCCATTCTCGGCGTCGGTAAGTCTGCCCTGTCGTGGCTGCTTGGGGTGGCCAAGCGCCACCCGTGGCAGTTCGCCCTCATCGCCGCGCTCGCGCTCGCCGGATGGCAGTCGCGCGAAAAGAACGGCGCGCTTGCCGAGCGCGACGCCGCGCGCACATCGCTCACAGCCGCGAAGGCCGAGTTGGCCAGCGCGCGCACCGATTGGGCCAAGCAGGTCGCCGCCGCCAAGGCCGCCACCGCATCAGCCGAGCACAAATCACAGGAGATCGCTCAAGATGCCCAGACCACGCATGATGCGCTGCTGGCCGATAACGCTGGCCTTCGGGATTACATCGCTGCTCACCGCGTGCGGCAGCCCTCCGGAGCCGTTGCCTCCGGCACCGCCCAAGATAGCGGTGCCCCCTTTCCTGATGACCCCGCCGCCTTGCCCCTCGTGGCGATGCCCGAAGACGATGTCAGGTCCTGCGACGCCCTCTATCGCTACGCCCGCCCCGCCTACGAGTGGGCTCAAGGGCTGATCGCGAAGGGCCTTGCCGTCCAGAATAGTGGTGACGGCCAGCCCAGATAGCGACCGCCCACCGTCTTATGACGGCACTCGCCCCTTATCGCGGCGACTTTGCATCCTTCGCGATCTGCTCGACCATCGGCCGGGCAAGCATTTCGTGGCCCCCTTCAAAAATCACGACGCTGGCAGGACCGGCCTGCCTTTCGGCATGAATCAGACGGCCGCCAATCGTTTTGCCTTCGTCTGCATCGGGGCCACGGCGACCTTCCAGCATCCGAAGCTCGGCATCCGGTGAGATGCTCTCGTTCGGCGCATATTGCTGCGCGTAGCGATTGAACATTTTGATTGAGTGGCTGGGAAGCACCGACCCGGTGAAGCCGTCGTGCACGCCAGCATATATGTGCACGGGCGCCGTCGAGAGAGGCATGAAGTAGGGGGAGCGGCGATTCGCTTCTGCTGTGTTCAGCGCCCCTTTGGAGCCCGTGCATTGCAGCACGTCAGCGCCGTAATGATCGCGAGAGTGCGCTTCGTACCAGGTGTTCAAATCGGTGATCGACGCCCAGGCATAGAATCCTCTGGCGTTAATCTTGCCGCTCGCTGCCGCGCAAAGTGCCGTGTAGCCGCCGCCAGAGACGCCCACTACGTAAATCCTGCTCACGTCGACCTTGCCGTTTTCCGTTGCGTATTTGATCGCTGCCCGGATCCCGTCGATCACAGCCGTGCTACAGCAGGCCGAGGGCGTTCGGTTAGGCCCCGCGAGGGCCGGTCGGATAAAATTCCATCCTCGCGCCAGCACCAATTTGTCGAGCGGCTCATCGTTGCCGGCATAGCCGGATTCATCCTCGGACCATTGGTGCAGGTCGACGATCAGCGGAGCCATCTGCCCGGCGGAAAAGAACTGCGCTTTCTGCTGCTGAGCCATCCCGAATGCCGGGATGGTGACTTCAGGTTGCCCCGGACGCCCAATATTTGACGCGAACTCGGTGAAAACCGAATTGACCTTCGGTAGAGCGGCAACTGCCACTCCGCCCAGCACAAAAAAGACGGACGCAACCCCCGCTGCCAAATACATTTTTTTCATCGATTGCCCCCATTTGAACCCCGGTCGGCCTGCTAGACAAAATGCGCGACGGAAGCCAGATGCCAAAACAGCCGCAATGACTGGTTTTCGAGCGCAGGCCGGTTGTGGCGGCGCTTAACGCCTCACCACCCTACCGGCGGGTTTCCGATCTGTTTGCAGGCGTTGCTGGTCTCTTCGTAATACGAGGTCGCGTAGCGCATCCCCTCGTCGAGGGCTTCCTGATCGGTCTCCCCCCTCCCGACCCAAGTGCATCCCGGAGTACCATAGCGGCCCAGCGTCACCTGTGCCTTCCAGCATCCGTGCTCCGGGATCGTGCGCCACTGGAAGTGCATGTCGTGCGCTGCGGCGTACTCACGTACTTGCGAATCGTCTGGCTTGGGCTTTTCCATATCGCGACGATGCATAGAACATATTGGGAACAAATCCCAGCATGTCGCCCTATTGGTTCGGCTTCCTGAGCCCCGGCCACATCACGCTGTCTCCGGCCGTCTGCCCAAGCATCGTGTCGAGCATGAGGTTGAAGAATTCGAGCAGCGCGGCCTCGTCATTGGGCCACGAAACGAACGACGCATCCTTCAGGGCGCGCTCCACGTCATCCTCGGAGGCCATGCGCAGGCGTTCTATGTCGGTCATGAGGTCCTCACGAGTCGGGAGACATCATGATGCCATAAGCGATCGCCCACGAAATCAGCTTTGATCTGCTCAGCCTTCAATCCATGAAATTTGCTCACCTTGTGGCAATTCAGGACGACAATCGGCGGTGCCGAAATAGCATTTTGAGGCGGAATAATATCCCGCCGCGGCGACCCGCGTTGTTTTGTGCTGGAAATGCTGCACGCGCGTTTTCCTCCAATCGAGCTACATTTTGGCCCCACGGGGTTTGAGTCATGTAGTACGTTTCAAGAACGCTAGCATGATCCAAGGTAACTACGTGCGCGTGAGGATCAATTGGGACACGATGCTGTGCTTTATTTTCAAACAAATCCCCGAGAAGCAAATTTTGCATTTCGATTATGAAATCTTCAATGCAAGTCGTAATCGCGCTGCAACTATTAAAAATCTCCAAGGTCATATTTCTGTATGCCTCAGCGACACGTACGTCCGGCGATTCATAAACAACTTGTCCATTCTCAAGATCAACAGGCAATAGAGTGATGGAATTTGGCACAAATCTACGATTGTATGCCTCATTTACGACAAATAAAGATGCATTCATTGCAGTTCTAAATATTAATAATCGCGGATCGACTACCTGATTGCGCTCGATCATGAATATGAAATTGCAGGTTGCATCACTTAGCGCAGAATGAGCGTCAATAATCCTGTGCATCCGAGGAATCTGAAGGTTCATCGGCTTGTTTGCTGCTCGCGCCGCAGCATCGTATGAGACTGCTTGGCCGACCGTTAACATCAAATTTGAGAATGTTATCAAGGCATCCTGAGTAGCGGTGCAAACAGCCACCGTTTGCTCGTACAATTCAGACTTAAGACGACGACGTTCGTTTTCTGCAATACTCTGCCGGTTAGCTCTGCCTTGTGCGCCGATCTGACACATGATGCCAGTGATACCTAAGGCGCCGGTAAGGCAAGTCGCAACTGCACCAATAACGGCGGCCTGAATGGTTGGTCCAAGCCCGCTCCAAACGGTCATTAATTCAGTCATTAAGAAGCCGCCCCCCCCCAATCGACTGACATATAATCGGCAGGACGGGGAAATCGAGCCCTCTTGACTACTCGTTCGCGAGTTCGAGTAGTACGTCGGCGTGGCAGGGCTGATCGAGCGAACAGAAGCAGGCTAAGTTTTTGCCGCGCAAAGCGGTCAGATCGGGCAGCGTCCAGCAATGTTCCGCTGCGGGATACCATTCAGGATCCCCCTCCATAGCCTTACGGAACAGCTCAACCGCGTGCCAAGCCGCAACGACGCGGAAGCGGTCGATGTAGAGCGGTTCGGTGGGCCATCCAGGCGCCGTACCAGGCCGATGCCACACGTGCGCGGTCTCGCCGATTACGAAGGGATTGCCGAACTTGCCAGGCCGCGAAACCTTCACGGTGTTCTCCGGCATCCGCCAGCCCTTGGTGCGGCGAAGCTGGACGCGGTGCGGCTTTGCGTCAGACATGGGGGGTCTCCTGGCGGTAGGCGGCGAACACTCGATTCGCCTCTCTCAGGTGGTCACCAAAGATCGCGTATTCATCGCCAGCGGCGGGACGGTAGGCGTAGAAGTCGCCGTAAGGGTTGCGCTCACCAGCGATGGAGCCGCTTTTCGCGAACGGCTCCATCGCGGCGGCCATCGCCTCGCATTGGGCGCGAAGGCGGGCAGCATTCTCCTTCGCGCGCTCAGCGATCTCCCGCTGCGCATCACACTGCCCACTCAGAATTCCCAAGTGGGTCGCCGTGGCCGCCATGAACTGGCTGTATTCGGGGTCCAGGCTGTCACGCGACTGCATGCGAAGCTGGCCCGCGAAAGTCGCAGTAGGCCATTCGTTGAACCGGCCGCCGTCGATCTGGTTTTCGATCGTCCGGAGGCGTTCAGAATCGGCGCGCAGGCGGGTGATCTCGGCGGCGGCCTGCGCGAGCGCCTGTGACCTCTCGTGGTGCCCATACTCAGCGTCGATGTCTGACCAGGCTTCAAGCTGCTCAACAAGATCGCTCTGGGTGGTCTCAGGCATGGTCATCGCGAATAGCTCCCATGATGGCCGCGCTCACCGTACTTGGCGCGGCGGGTCGCCCATGCTTGGGCGCGAACTTCGGATATTGGCCGGGGTGGCGGCGCCTTGACCTCGAACACGTAGTGTCCGCCCCGGCGCCAGCTCAGCATGTGATGCCTTAGATCCACGCGCCGCTCGATAAGCGCGATGATGCTTTCTGCACCCGACCATCCTGACGTGCTGAACTCGATCAGCAGGACCGCTTCACCAAAGCTGTTCTTGCCCTTCCGGACGCGGCAGGAGCAGCACATGTGCTCGGCCGCGCGGGGCAGTTCCCGGAGCAGCCACTCACCAGCCTTCGCCATGTCCAGCTTAGGTGAAGAGACAACGCCCCATTCGACGAAATCCTCGTCCACCGGATAGCAATCGTCATACTCGATTTCGGGCCATCCGCTCATACCGCCGCCTCCGAAACATCGATCGCGAACACCTCGACCGATTCGGGCCCGAAGTGCTCATGCTGGATCGTGCGCAGATCGAATCCGCGCCATACCCGCGTCAGCCGGGTCACGCCCTCGACGCCGCCACCCTTGGGATAGCCCCGCAGCATCACGACGTGGCGATAGGTCCGGCCCTCAAGCTTCTTGGCCCAGCTCGGCTTGCGCTCGCGGAACTCATGCGACTTCGTGCCATCGCGAATCGCGTCGAAGTAGATGCCCTTCACGGGGATGATGAGATCAGCCAT